GCGGGACGGCCGGGGTAGCCGGCCATCGGGCCCGGGTCCACCAGGAACGTGCAGGAGGCGGTGCGGTTGTCCACCTCGTACCCGATGGCGCTGGCGACCGTGGCAATGTCGCCGCGCTGCTCGATGGTGGTGCGGTGGGTGTAGCGCCAGATTGCGACCCGCCACCGCTGCGTGTGGGTCAGCCACGCGACCGTGACCTCGTCCTCGTGCCCGATAAGGTCCCACAGTCCTGCGGACTTGAGCGCCTGGACTACCCGGGCGTGCACCTCGTGTACGGCGGCGTCCCGCGCCGACGCGCTCACTGCCAGCTCCCGCTGTGACGCACGGTCGGGGACGCGTACTCCGAGGGGTACACCCGGATGTCCGGCTGGTCGCCCTCCAGCACTCCGACGCACAGCACGTCCTCGTCCCACCAGACGGTGATGATCGCGTCGCCCGCCTTCACCACTACCCGATCCTCCGTGAGGCTCGGCTGCACCTGCATGACCTTGTCCACTGCTCGCTCCGTTCTCGGTTGTCGTTGCCGGGTTGACGGGCCCCGGGGGAGTGCCCCCGGGGCCGGGGGGGGCCGCTAGGCCCACTGGCCCAGGGACTCCGCCTCCCGCTGGCGCTCCCACGCGGCCAGGCGCGCGGCGCGCTTGGCCATGAGGGTGGCGTAGGTCTCCGCCGGGGCCTCGCCGCGCAGGCGCGCGGTCTGGCGGGCCTTCCACGCGTCGTAGGACGCGGTGCCCTCGTAGAGGTGGGGGAAGGTGGTGGCGGTGGCGGTGGCCATGGTGTCCTCCGGGGTGGTGGTGGGGGGCGTGCCCCCCGGTGTGTGTAGGACCACTGTACACACAGCCGAGCCCGGCTGTACAGGTTTCCGACACAGATACTTCGGGGAGTTCGCGACCTACCGCCCGGTACACTTCGGAGCGCGTCCTCCCGTCCTGGTCCGGCCGGCGGCACGTGAACCTCCCAGCGCGAAACGAGGCCCCCACCCTCCACCCGATTCCGGGAGGGCAGGGGCCTCGTCGCGTGAGGCAGAGCCGTCAGCCAGGGGCGTCCTGCTGGAACGGCCACACATGCGTAGCCGACGACTCCGCCGGCTCGCCCTGCTCGCCCGTGACACGGCGACGCTCCCGCTCACTGCGCACGTGCTCCACCTCCGGAGGCGAGCTGACGGGATGCGGAAGACCGCGAGCCTGCTCCGTGACCACGATCGGATCCGCCGGGTGGATGTGGAACACCGGGGGAGCGGCCTTACCCGCCTCCATCATGCGAGCCCACAGCGACTCAGGGCCCGGCTCCGGCTCCGGCTCAAGAAGGTCCGGCCGCGGCGTGTGAGGCGCCGACCACGCCGCCACGTACGCCACCACCAGCGGCACCACGGCCAGCACGAACAGCTCCAGCGGCCCCGGGACCGGGGCGTGCAGCGCGTACTCCTCCAGGAGCCACAGCACCAGGCCGGTGAGCGGCGCCGCGAGACCCGCGCCCGCCGCGCCGGCGATGACCTTCCCCTCGACCGGCCGGCGGCGGCGGACCCGCAGCTCCTCGGTCATGACGGTGGCCATCACGGGGCCGCCGGCTCGTCGGCGTCCGGGTCCTCGGCATCCACGACGACGCGGATGCGGCCCAGCAGCTCGGCCAGCGCGTCCGAATCGCTCGGGTCCAGCGCGCGGACCTCCTCCAGGAGTTCCAGGTGGCGCAGCGCCTGCTCCGCGTCCCGGGTCTTCTCCTCCGCGTCCCGTCGGACATCATCGCTCGCCGCGGCGAGCAGCGCGTCCAGCTTGGCCCGGGTCTCGGCCGCGAAGCGGCGGAACTCCACCAGCGTCGCGTTGATCTGCCCGCGTCCACCGCGGGCCAGGTACACCTCGGTCAGCGCGGTGCGGACGGTGGCGCCCGGGGCGTCCTTGTGCAGCGGCTCGTCGAGTGACATGTCGTCGTCCTCCAGCTCAGGTGTGGGCATGCCGGCGATGACCCAGTCACGCAGGTTGTCGCCGGGGCATTCGGTCCCCGTGTTGACGAGGGAGTGGTACCGCTTGGCGAGGGACCGGCCGGCGAGCCTGTTCGCCTCCTGGTAGAGCCACAGAATTGACGCCTTGCCGGCCGCTGTGACGTCGGCGTTGCCCCCGATGAAACACACGCCGATGTTGGCCGTGTTGTTGTCCCTGGCGTGCGCCCCGATCGCCGCCCAGGAGTGGAGCCTGCCCAGGTACACCCGGCCGGCCCGGTCCACCAGGAAGTTGTACCCGATGTCGCCCCACCCCTTGCTCAGGTGGTAGTCCTGGATCGCCCGGACCCTCTGGTCCGGGGGACCAGCGGAGTAGTGGGTGATGAACCCAGTCCGCCTATCCCAGGTCGTCGTGTACACCTCCAGGCCCGTCTCCTGGGCGCCCCACTGCGCTCTCGTGATGATCGTTGGCGTCATCTAACCGCCTGCCTTCCTGTTGACCTGCTCCGTGCAGACGTATCGCGGTGCGGCCGGGTCGAACCCTTGCGCCGGCGAGCACGTGACCGTGCGCTCGGCCCCGGCCCTGTCTGTCCATGTGAACGTCCAGCCCGCCGGGGGAGCCCCGTCCGCCCCGTCGGTACCGTCCGCGCCGTCCGCCCCGTCGGCGCCGTCTGCGCCGTCCTCACCCGGCGCCCCGTCCGCGCCGTCCGCCCCATCCTGCCCCGCCGGTCCGACGCAACGCGTGACCGACGCGAGGCACGGCGCAGACGCCCCTGGAGCCCCGGGGGTACCCGGGGTACCGGGGCGACCCTGCGGGCCCTGCTGCGGCAGCGGGAGCAGGCCGGCGACCACCGCAGCGATCTGCTCGTAGTCCAGCTCCCTGTCCCTGACCGCCGGCGCCGGCGGGGTGAGCTGCGAGAGCCCCTGTTGCTTGGCCCGTTCCTGCTCGGCGGTGAGCAGCGCCGCCAGCGCCTCCGAGGTGCGCTCCTCCCGCTCCGTGGCCGCACGGGCCCGGTCCCCGGCCTGATCCGCCGCGGTCCACAACAGCAGCGCGGCCGCGGTCGATCCCGTGGCCAGGGTGACGGCCACCCACATGCCCAGCACCGACTTGTCCAGCCGGCGACGTCGCCGCGGCGTGTCCGTTTCGTTCCCGGCCTCGAGTCCTGTCACGCGCTCTCCTGATAGGTCGCCAGCAGACGCTCCAGCTCGGCGATGCGCCTGTCCTTGCTCAACAGCTGGTCCGACAGCTCGTCGACCTTGCGGCTGAGCGCGTCGACGTCCGCCTTGAGTGCCTGATTGTCCCGGTGGATGACCAGCATGGCGTCGAGTAGCCGGTCGTCGACAGAGCCGCCCTCGCCCGGCTGTCGCTGCCTGGGCACCGCGACCTGGCCCGCCTCGTCGACGTCGCCGTCCCGGTCGCCGTGCCGGTCGCCGCGCCGGCGAGCAAGCGACGCGATCGCCGCGACCGCGATACCCGCCGCCGCGGTGATCGCCGTAGCGATGACCGCCGAGTCCACCAGCGGCGCGTCCGCTACCGCGGCCGCGATGCGCTCCGGCACCAGCAGCGCCGCCCCACCCAGGACCACCAGGAACGCAACGCGCCCCCTGGGTGCCCCCGCCCCCTGTCTTACCCCTGCGCTCACCGCACCCTTCCCCCCTACAGCGTGATGCCGAAACCTTCGATGCGCTCCGTGGTCTGGATATACGTGGTGGTGCCTGCGAAGCCCCGGATCCGCGGGGTGACGCGCCACGTCGAGGCCTGGCCAGGGGTGAGGAGCGCAACGATCTGCTGCGTCCACGTGCCCGGCCACGCGGTCTGGCCGGGCATGATGCCGGTCGGTCGGTAGTTGGCTTCCTTGATCACGTAGGTGGGGGTCGGGTTGTCCCGGGTGACCGACACTTCGAAGCTGGAGAACGTGCCCGAGGTGCCATCCGCCTGGCCCACGTAGAAGTCGACCGTGACCGTGGCCACCAGCAGCATGGTGAGCAGCGCCGACGGGTTAGTGATGTTGGCCACCAGCGGCGAACCGGTGGCGAACGACACGCCGAATGAGGTGTTGGGGGCCTGCGAGTGGGTGTGAGCCACCTGCAGGATCTCCTTCTCCGGCGCCACCCACAGCCCGCCGGACGGGTCGCACTTGAGCCCGTTCGTGTCGGTCGGGTCCGAGGTGAACGGCCACGCCTCACACGCCCCGTCGCCCAGACGGTTGAGGCCCAGGACGCCGTCAACGACGGTGAAGTCATCGGTAACGCAGACGTTGGCCATGGGTCTCCCTGCTAGTTAGCGCCGACGTAGAAGTCCACGCCGTCGAGCGAGATGTACGTGTAGGTGCCGCCGGTCTGCGTGGTGACCACGCCCGCGGTCGAGATGTCCAGCCGTACCAGCGTCTGCGGCGACCGCGCCGTGACGTCGAGGTGCACCGTCCGGAGCGGCCAGTGCCCGGCCGGTAGCGTCGCGATCGCCTGCCCCGCGGCCGGGGTGCCGTCGGTGTCGATGCGGCCCCGCAGGTCGATCTTGTCCCCGCCCACCGACAGGCGGGCCCGCGGCTCGTACTCCACGCCGCCGGCGTTGGGCAGGAACCCATTGCTGTAGGCGGTGAGCGCTTCCCACGAGCCAAACCCGCCGTACTGCTGTACGAGGTCCAGACCAATATCGCGCAGGCGGTACCCGAGGTTGGCCGTGCCCGCCCGGTAGATCTGGACGGTGTCGATGTCCTGCCGGGAGTAGATGATCGCGGCCGTCTTGTCATAGCCCAGCGCGGCCGGGTCCGGGGTGAGCACCCGCAGCGCGCCCACCTCGTCCAGCCAGAACGTCTCGGTGACGTCCCAGAACACGCGGAACACGTGCTCCGAGGTGACCGGGTCCGTACCCGCAACGGTGTCAATGCGGATAGCGGTGGTGAGGTCGTCCGGGAGGTCCCACGTCTTCGACCCGGTGACGGTCTGGTCCGTGCCCAGGGTCATGAACGTGGCCACGTCCGCCGCGGCGGAGTAGAGCCCCCCGTCGGTGCCAAACACGACGGTGTTGTCCGCGTCGGTCGACAGGAACGCCGAGATGGTATTTCCCGCGTCGTCGTACTCCAGGCCGTCGCCGAGCGCGGCCCCGATGATGTCCTGGGTGGCCTCCGTCGACGGGGTGACGGTGCCGGCGATGACCACGCCGGAGATGACGTACGGGTCGCCGAGCGCGCCGGTGCCCGTGATCGTCATGTCGATGGTCGCGGTATCGGCGACGGTGACCGCGGTGTCCCCGCCGATCGCCCCGGAGAACGCAACCACGTAGGGCGCCTCAGCCGACCCTGATCCGGTTACGACGATCGGGTCCTCGCCGGTCACGATGCAGCTACAGCCACCACCGGACCCGCTACCGCAGCCGCACCGAGCCATGAAGTCCTCCCAGGGGAGCACCCGGCCCACAGCCAGCGGTCTACGCGCAGCATAGCCGCGGCGACGCGGGGGACCGGGACGCTACGAAGCGGTGAGGGGCAGGGCGCCCCGCCGCCCTAGGCGTCCCGGGTGATGCGGATACCGTCGAGTGAGATCGACAGGGCGCCGGCCGCGACCGCCACCGCGCACGACAGCTTGCCGTCCGCGTGGATCTTGACCGCGCCGTAGATGCCCGTGGCCGCTTCGAAGTGAGACGGGACCCTGGTGTCCCGCGCGGGGTTCATCGGCTGCGCCAGCGCGTAGAGCAGGGTGGTGGTGGGCAGCGCGCTGGCCATGACGTCGCCCACCGCTGTCACGCCGCCAACGATGTCGATCTGCCCGCGGAACTCCACCGAGTTGCCGCCGGCGACCAGACGGCACTCCGGGGCCTCGTAGTCGGTGCCCGAGCCTGGGGCGTGCGCGGTGTACCGGCCGGCGACGGTGGGGGAGTCGATCGTGATCGCCGTCCACGCCGACTCGTGGGTGTTGCGGCCCCACACGTCGCCCTCCGCGGTGACGAACGCCCGCGGGACCGTGGATGCCTCGCCCTGGAGCGCCCATGAGGTCGCGTGGCCGGTTGTGCCCGCCCGGTTGAAGATCCGGAACGTGACTTCGGAGTTGGCCGCGCCCACGGAGTGCCGGATGCGAGGCATACCCACCTCGTTGCACCAGAACACGTTTTGCAGCGTCGCGAAGTCCAGGCCGAACTCGACGACGAACATGTCCTCCGCGGCGCCGGTACGCGCCCCCCACCCTTGGACGATAAGGGGGAGGATCGCCTCGTCGTCGCCGTCGCCCTGCCGGAAGATCGACTGCGCGGTGAACATGTTGTCGATCGACAGCCGGGCGAAATCGGTTGTGTCGGTGAACCCGTACAGGCCGCCGTCGGTGCCGAAGACCAGGGCGTTGTCCGCGTCGGTCGAGATGAACGCAGAGATGGTGTTGAGCGCGTCGTCGTACTCCAGGCCGTCGCCCAGGGCCGCGCCGATGATGTCCTGTGTCGCCTCCGTCGAGGGGACGACTACCCCGTCCGGGACTACCCCGGAGATGACGTACGGGTCACCCAGCGCGCCGGTGCCCGTGATGGTGAGGTCCAGCGTCGCCGTGTCCAGGACGGTGACCCCGGTGTCCCCGCCCACGTTGCCGGTGAACGTGACCACGTACGGGGTCTCCGGCGCGCCCGTGCCGGTGACCTCGATATCCGCGCCGCCCGTGACGACGCAGTTGCACCCGCCGCCGCTACCGGTCCCGCCGCATCCGCACCGCGCCATGCCCCGCTCCTCGACCTACCCAGGGGAGCCCGGCCCACAGCCAGCGGCGACACAGCGAGCCTACCGCCCGACGACCGTAGGGCTGTCTGCCTCGTACACCGTGGGGTCCAGCGCGCCAGCCTGCCGGAAGGCCTCCGCCCGGCCGGCGCACGCCGCGCAGGTACCGCAGTGCTCGGCCCCGCCGCGGTAGCAGGACCAGGTGAGGTCAAGGGGGACGCCGAGCTCCAGTCCCCGGCGCACGACCCGCGCCTTGCCCCAGTCCATGAACGGGGCCTCTACCCGGACCATCGGGGCGGCGCCTTCGTTGGCCACCCGGACCAGGCGGTCGAGCTGGGTCACGAACTCCGGCCGGCAGTCGGGGAACACGTGGTGATCACCCGCGTGCATGCCCAGGACCACTACCTCCGCGCTCCTGGCCACCGCGACGCCGGCGGCGACGTTGGCCAGGATCGCGTTGCGGTTGGGAACGATGACGGCCGACGCCGGCGCCGTGCCCTGCTCGGCCGGGACGCCGATGGCGCGGTCGGTGAGCGCGCTGGTGAGCAGGCCGCCGAGGGCGGAGAGGTCCGCCACGATGTGCTCCGCGTCGTAGAACTGGGCGATCCGGGCCGCCGCGGCCAGCTCCCGCTGGTGACGCTGGCCGTAGTTGATCGACACGGCCAGGGGCCGATACCCGTAGTAGGCGTAATGGGCGAGCGCGACGGTGGAGTCCACGCCGCCTGATAGGACGATGACAGCCGTTCCGGTCATGGTGTGCTTCCTTCCGGGTGGGTAGGTGCAGGGTCGAACAGTTGACCCTGGCCGGTCGTCAGGGGGACGGGGGCCGGCCGGGTGGGATGCCGGCGACGCGGAGGGCGCCATATGCCGGCGTCGTATCCCCGCACCCACGCCAGGACCTGCGACAGGTTGGCGTCCGGCCCGTAGGTGAGGTACGTGCCGTCAACGGAGTCCACGCCCAGGGCGGCGAAACGGCGGTACCGGGCCTCACTGTTGACCCGGCCGACGTGCGTGCCCTTGCCTCGGGCCTGCGCCGCGCGGATGACGTCTGCGCCGGCGGGGCCGCATTTCCAGCCCGTCGTGCCTCCGATGAACGCGACGTCGAACTCCTGCCAGGGCAGGGCCTCGACGTACTCCTCGACCCCTGCCTGCATTACCAGCGCCGCGGGGTAGCCCAGCTCCCGGATGGCGGGCAGGAACGGGAGGGACCGCTCGATCGTGGCCGCCGCGTCCGATCCGTCCTCCGCCCCGGTGAACACGTCCGGAGCTGTAGCGAACAGGGCCCGGCCGGCGTGCGCCCTGTTGTCCTCCAGCCACCGCAGCCACTCCACGTCACCCGGGTAGCCGTCGCCGAAACACCCGTTGTCGAAACCCAGAACGGGGTAGGTGTGCTCGATGCGGTTTCCTTGGCCAGGGGTGGTCATCATGCCCAGCGCGCCGGCCTCGATGGCAGCCCGGACGGGCGCGGTACACGGAGGGGTGAGGTAGACGGTCACGTCGCCTCCCGCCGGCCGGGACAGCGGAACGGCCCCCAGCGGCAAACGGGGGGCCGTTCTGCCGGCCCCCTGCTCGTGGGGCGGGGGGACCGGAGGGCGTGTCCGGCGTGAACTACACCGGGGGCGACGTTACCTCAGGTCGGCCCGGGCCTGTATAGGAATACAGGCCCGGGTCAGCGTCAGGCCGGGACGTACGCGATGACGGCGTAGTTCTTGGCCTCCCAGAGGGCCCAGAGCGCGCGGGTCGTCTCGGGGCACTGGGGGCCGTTGGCGAGGCGGACGGCCTGCTCTGCGAACGGTCGGGAGACCTCGGCGAGCATGCCGGTTAGGTGTGCCCACGCGAACCGCGTTGCGACTGCTCGGACGCTGGGGATGACGTGCCCGCCGAGCTGTGCGGCGATCGCGTCGGCGGTGCCTGGTGCGGACTCGGGCTGCTCGCCGGGTGCAGGGTTGGTTTCGGTCATGTCCAGCTCCGTTCGGTAGGTGCCGTTAATATATATTATGTCAAGCTGAGTGGTTTGCCCCGATAGCCATCGGGCCGGTCACCCAGGGCCGAGCCCCCGCGCCGCCGCCCAGAAACACCCCGCCACGGCGGCCAGCAGCACCACGTACCCGACCGCGGCGCCCACCCACCACGCCGCGTCCCGCCACCTCACAAAGTCTCCACTTGCCAAGGCGACAACGCCTGAACGATCGCCAGGAACAGCACATCCTTGTGCCTCTGCGGCTCCGGCAAGTCGTCGTAGGCCACCAGACACGGATGGGTGCGCGCGTCCGCGTCCTTCACCGGCCCCCACGACCAGCCCGAGTCCCGCTTGTCCTGGCACCACGCCTCGTGCAGCTCCCGCGGCGTAGCGCCCTCCCGGGCCCGCACAACGCCAGCGGTCGCCGAGGCATGCTGCCAGTGCGGCGCCGCCTCCCACGGCACCGACACGGCCGGGTCGCCCTGGACGATCTGGAGCGCCCGGTTCGCCTCGTGGACCACGTGTGCAACCTGCTCGTCGGTGTACAGGTTCCCTACCGGCTCCACGGTGATGCCCTCCAGGTCGTACTCCTCGCCCAGCATGTCGATAACCCGCTGGGCCTGCTCGGCCAGGTGCGCCGGGACGTTGAGCACGTTCGGTCGGCGGCCCGTGTTGCGGTAGTAGGTCTGGGCCAGCGTCCGCAAGCTGTCCGCGACCCCCTCGTCCGTGTCGCTGACCGCCCGAGTCATCCGACCGCGACCGTTACCTCGTCGACGACCGTCCCGCCGTCGAGCAGGGTGAGCAGCGCGCTGGTGAACGCGACGTCGACCACGACAGCGGTCCACTGCTCGTTGGGGCAGGTGGGGGTCGAGGGCATCGGCGCCGGGGAGTCGGTCGTGACGGTGAACAGCGACTGGCCGTTGCGCGGTGTGGCCAGCGGGCCCGTGGTGCCGTCCACGGGCAGCGTCGTGTCCTGGCCGGGTGCCCGGTTACCAGCAGGGTTGACGCACTCCACCTCAGCCACGCCCTGCGCCTCGATCAGCACCTCGAAGGTGGTGCCGTCGAGCCCGGCCGCCTTGCCCGAGCACTCCACCTGCAGGCCGATGTCCGAGCACACCGGGGCCTGCGCCCCGCCTGCGATGAAGTGACCGGACGACGCCGACGCGGGGGTCGGGACCAGACACGCGGCGAGCACCAGCATCGCCACCAGCAGTAAACGCTTCACTCGGGGTTCCTCCTCTGGGTCTGTTCGATCGAACAGACCCAGAGACTACGGCTGGTAGAGCACCCAGTCCTCCGCTAGCTGGTCAGTCTGCGACGGCGTCCACGGCACCAGCGTGCCGGTGACGGACCTCAGCGCCAGGAACGGGCTCGTGATCGTCGCCGCGGCTTGCAGCTCCAGCCACAAGCCCTTGCCGTTCCACCCGGCCCGGTACACCTTGCCGCCCCGGGTCAACTGGTCCAGCGCCCACCCGAACCCCTTGCGTGGGTACTTGGTCATGCCAGCGGACGCTACTCCGGTATCTCGTCCTCCGGGTTGAGCAGGATGACCGTGGCGTTGGTGAGCAGGTGGACCGCGACGAGCTGCCCGCCGGCGTTCTGCTCGATGCGGTACGACCCGATGGTGATGGTCTTACGCGTCTCCAGGCGCTCAAGGCGTTCCCGGTAGTCCCGCAACAGCTCGACGAGGCCCTGCTCCCCCGGGTCCCTGTTCGTCGCCACCTACTCCACCGCCTGGCCGTAGTCGTTGAGCGGGACGAACGTGGGCCCTACCTGCTCGTTACCCGGTGTCCACGACACCCGTAGCTGCTCCAGCCGCATGACTTGGAGCCGCGTCGAGCAGTTGCCCCGGACGTGCAGCTCCGCCCACGCCCCCGGTACGAGCTCCGACATGATGACCGGCGCTGTCTTCTTGAGCGACCCTGCCTGGCCAGTGTCCACCACGACCGGCGGCCGGCCGTTGACCCTCGACTTGGCGCCCCGTACGAGCTGCGTCTCGTTGATCGTGCCTTCCGCCCGGTCCAACTGTTCCAGCAGGCCGTACCGGGCCGACACGGCCCCGTAGGTGCCCGTGACGCCGTCCCCGGCCAGCGTCGCCCGGGTGGTGACCTTGTCCGTGCGCACCAGCGGCAGGTCGCCGGTGAAATGCGAGTCGGTGAGGCGGCGGATGTTCGACAGCGCGGCGGCGGCGCCGAACAGGACGATGCGGCGGCCTACCGCAGTGAAGTTGAGGCCCAGCCCCGCTAGCTGCTTCAGATCGGACAGCGCGTAGGTGGAGTCTTCGGCGACGATGCGGTCCACCGCTATCCCGGTGGCCACCTCCAGGATGTGCAGCCGGATGTTCGGGTCCTCCTCCTGTAGGGAGGCCCGCAGCATGCGGCCCGCCGTGTTGGCCAGGTCCCGGTCGAGGCCCGTCGTGTCATACGGCGCGCAGATACGACGCGACAGCCACGCCGTGACGTCCTTCGCCTCCAGGGTGATGGTGCGTTCAGCGCGGGAGTCCACCACTCTGGTGATCGGGCCTTCCCAGACCAGTTCGCCGTTGCGGAACAGGCCCAGCTCGTGCGACCACGGCTCGACGTCGGCCAGCTCCGAGCACCTGTTACCCGCGACCGGGATGACGACCCGCGCGTCCGAGGTGCCGTCCAGCACCCGGCCCCACTCCACAGCCGACAGGACACCGGGGGCGGCCACCTGCGGCGTGCCCCCCTTGCCGTAGATGACCGCGGCCATACCGCCGGCCGGCGACGGGGTGCCGAGGGTCTTGCGCTGCGCCGGCGCCGCGCCGACGTTGATCCTGGGGACCAGCGAATCGGTCTCGGTGAACAGGTCCGCGCCGGACAGCGGCTCGTACGCCCGGATGCGGTAGTAGTTGCGGACGCCCGGGACGCGGTCCACGTCGGTGCGTGTGACGTCCTGGTCGGCGTCGCCCGGCAGGCCTGTGCCCGCGGCGATCGCCGTCCACGTCGCCCCGTCGATCGACCGTTCCACGTCGGCGTCGCCGCGGGACAGCACGTCGTCGTAGGACGCGTCCACGGGCAGAACGTTCGTGTTCGCGCTGGACAGGATCGAGCGGATACCGATGCGGCCGGCCACGTTGATCGACGCGTCCGCGACGGTGACGTTCCAGACCGCCGGCTCGGCTCCGGACGCCAGCCACACCCGGCCCTTGAGATCCCCCCCGATGATTTGGAGCCGCGCCCCGAACCGGGTACCCGCGGCGTGGACCAGGCCCGTGGCAAGGTCCGACGCGAGCAGGGTCTCCACTCCCCCGACCCGCTTTCGCAGGGTGAGGTTGACCGCGGCCCCGGTGGTGAACTCGACCCGCAGCAGGTACACGTTGTTGCTGTCGATGAACCGGCCGGCGAGGTTCAGGAAGTGGGACCCGCCGACGGCCAGCTTGTCCGTCGCGACCGTCGCCGAGAAGTCCAGGTCAACGGCCTGCATCGCCGCGGTGGACCAGCGGGACACGTTGATACTGGTCTGCGAGTGGACGGCCTGCGAGCCGTTCGTCAGGAAGTTCGCCGCCGACCCGCCCGTCCGCAACCACGTGTGACCCGAGTCGCTATCGCCCCAGTCCGAGGCCACTACCCGGGCGAACTGGTCCCACACCCCCGGCACGGGGCCGCGGATGGTGACCTTGGACGAGGTCGAGGTGAGCCGCAGGTACACGGCCCGGATGACCGCCGCGGCGTATGCGGCGAACGTCGCCGTGCGCGCCCCGGAGTTACGGACCGCGGCCGAGGTGTCCCCCGCGGGGAAGAACGCCTGGCGTTGCGCCAGGGACAGCTCAAGCTGGAGCCCGGCCAGGTTCGCGTTTTTGTTGCAGATGTTGGACGTGTCGGTGCCCGCAAGCTCCGACGATGCCTGTGTGACGGTGAACCCCGCCGCGGTGAGCTCGTCCTCTACCCGGTCACGCAGGCCAGCGTCCAGGCCGCCAATGAGGGTTTCCGGGACACCCGCGGTGCCGGTGTAGCCGTGCCAGGAGATTGTGCGCTGCATCGCCGCTGTCTGCGCCACGCACATCGGCTCGTCGAACAGGGAGCTTGTGATGTGAAGGTCGAAGTTGCCGGACGGTTTGATCCCGGCGAACTCGTAGTGACCCATCCGGCCGCCGGCGACTTCCCTCGCTATCTCCCCCGACCCCGGCTCGATGCCCCCGCCGTGGATGGCGATCGAGTTCCACGACGCTCCTACCGGCAGCGTCGCGGTGCGCGTGTAGTCGACGCCTTCGGTCTGCTCCGCGGCGAGCGCCGCATACGACAGGTAGGGGGGCGGCATTAGACCGCGTCCGTCTTCGGTACCAGATACAGGTCAACGGTCGCGTCGGCCGAGTAGTGCTCGGCGTCGACCAGGACCTCGATGCACAGCGCCGTGCCGCACTCGATAGCCGGCCACTGGATAGGGCCCCCGTCCGGGCCAAACAGGTACTGCTCGTTGGACTCATCCACCCCGCCGGGGACGACGACCGACGCGCGGCGCGTGCGGCCGTCGAGGGTGACTACGGCGTCGGCGGGGACGAACGTGAGGCTGATTTCGTCGCACTTCGCGCACGGGTCCAGGCCCTCGCAGCCCTGGCCCAGGGTGTCGACGTAGAACCGCACCGACAGGCGCCGCATGATCGCCGATCCGGAGTTGATCACCACCAGCGGCACCGCCTCCAGCGCGCGGGGAACGGTGCCGTCCGGGATCGTGAGGGTGATGGTCGCCGATGTGATGCGGGCCGTACACGAGCAGGGGTCCAGGCGGGTCGGCAGCGACGGCGGCGGCACCACCGCGCACGACGGGTCATCGCCCGCGGTCGGCGTCGGCGGGCAGTCCGGCGGGCACTCCTCCCCCTCGGCGAGCACGATCCACGTGATGTCACAGTCGTCGCCCGTCGACTCCTCGGCGAAAAACAGACCCTCGGCCAGGGTGAGCGGCAGGCGGAAGATTCCGGGCGCGCCGGCCTGGAGCGTGAACTCGACCTTGGCCAGGTACGCCGTCGTGCCCTCGCACGACAGGCCCACCGCTCGGCGTTGGACGACCCGCGGCCCGTCCACCAGGGTGACGTCGTAGAGCATGCGCGCGACTTCCTCCCACGCCGCGGTGGTCGCCGATGACTCCTCCGGGTCGAACGGGTCCGGGCAGTACGCCCACACGCACATCTCCCCGCCGTTGCCCTGGTCATCGCAGTCCGCCGCGGCGCGTAGCTGCGCGGTCAGCCACTCCAGGCCGTAGGACAGCCCCCCGTCCGACGCGCCGGCGATCCACGCTGTGACGGCGATGGTGCGGACATCGTCCCGGGGCATTCCCGGCACTCCCCCGCCCGACAGGGCCGGCTGGTAGGACCGGGTGAGCGTGCCGTCGTCGAGCCCGGTCATCTCCTGGATCATGACGCCGGCGAACTGCTGGGACCGCGGCTCGTCCGCGTCGTACCAAGGGGCCAGGTCGAGCTGCGGAGTGGAGTACTCCGGGTCGTCGAGGACGGCCGCCGTGTTCTCACACGGGCAGCCCTGCAGGCCGGTGAGGATGCCCATGGTTTGCGCGTACACGCCGAACCGGGCGTTGTTACCGATCTCCTGGCCGTCGAGCGTGAGATAGCCCTCGTACGCCACCGTGCCCCCTTCTCAGACGCTCGCAGCGATCCGGTTAGCGACAGCCATCGCCGCCGCCATCGGGTCACCCGTCGGCAGTACCGGGCTGATGTTGAACACGTTGCCACCCAACGCGCCCTCCGCGCGCAGGATGTCCACCAGGCCCGACTCCTGCGCGAGCTGCGACGCCCGGCCCGGCCGGGTGAGGGGGATGACGACTTCGGGGCCGGCCTCGGCGAGCTGCGCCACCAGCGGTGTGCGGACCACGGCGCCGTGCGCGAGCTGCGGCAGGCGCGGCAGGCTACCGGGCAGCTTGGCGTCGATCGACGCGATACCAGCGTTGATCCGCGATATGACGGCGTTGACCGCGGACCGCAGCGCGCCGGCGATACGGGACCCGAGGTCGGAGGCGAAACCGCCCGCGGATGCGATCCCCTGCCCGAGCGCGTTGATGATGCCGCGGCCGGCAGCGACGAACCGGCCGGCGAGCGCGGCCACCTTGCCGGGGAGCGAAGCGATGACGCCCTGGATCCGGTTGATGAACCCCGAGACGGTCGACTGGGCGGCGGAGAACGCCCCGGTGACGGCGTTGACCACGGCCGCCCGCAGGCCCGACAGGGCGGAGGACGCCCGGGACGGCAAGGTCGAGATGAACTGCTGAGCCCCGGTCAGGAACGCCTGAATTTTGGCCTGGGCCCCGGTTTTCATCTCCTCGACCTTGGCCCCGACGGACGACGCAAGGTTGGACAGGGCCGTCGCGGCCCGGCCCGGAAGCGCGGCGATGAACGCGACAGCCTGCGAGATGAACTCGCCGATTTTGCCCGGCAGGATGAGGAACGCCGCCAGGATGAGACCGATTCGGACGCCGATGTCGAACAGGACCGCGTCCAGGACGGCGACGAACGCATCCTTGACCACGCCCGGCAGCGCGGCCAGCGCGGACCCGATCCCGGTGACCAGGCCCAGGAACTTCTCGACCCCTTGGTCCAGCAGGCCCGGCAGGGTGTCGGTGAAGAAACCGGACACGGCGTCGCCTACGGCGGTGAACGCGGCCGGGACGTCGGTGGTGATGAAATCGGACACGGCGGAGAACGCGTCCTGCACGCCGGTGACGGCGCCGGCGACGGTATCGAACACGCCGGTCAGGACACCCAGCGCGGCCACCAGCACACCCGGCGCCGGCGCCAGGGAGATGAGCAGGGCAAGGAACTTGAACAGGGCAATCGTGATCGGCGACACGGCGACCACCAGGCCCGTCACGGCGATCGCCAGGTCCAGCATGCCGTCCACGATCGCCGGAAGGTCCGGGGCGATCGCTATGAGAGCATCCGCCAGGCCGCCGGCGAGCACGTCCGCGACCTGGCCGATGACCGGGACCAGCTGTAGGAACGCGTCCAGCAGCTCCGGCAGGCGGGGCAGCAAGGTGTCGACCAGGATCGTGACGAGCTGCGGCAGGATCGCAACGACCTTGAGAACAGCTTCGCCGAGCGCCGCGCCAAGCTGGTCAGCTACCGGGCCGAGCGCCGCGCCGATCGCGACCAGCGCCGGCTGCAAGGCCAGGAACGCCTGGGTGAGCGGACCAGACAAAGAGGACAGTACTGGTCCGAGGACCGCCGACAGCACGGTGAGCGAGTTAGCGAACTGGGTGAGCAGCGCGCCGGCGAGCGCACCGATGACGGGCAGCAGCGGGGCCAGCGCGGTCAGGAAAGCCGACAGCGCCTGACCGACCGGACCAGCAGCGGGGGCAAGGGCCTTGAGCCCGATCGCCAGGGCGTCGATGAACGCGACCACTCCGGGCGATACCGCGGTCGCCAGGGTCGCGAGGATCGGAGCAAGGCCCACGCCGATCGCGTTGGCGACGGCGACGATGACCGGCGACACGGCGGCGCCGATCGCCCGCAGGCTCTCGAAGAAAGACAGGAGGGCGGCCTGGCCGGCCGCCGAGCCGGTGAAGTCCTGGATCGTCTGGGTGATCTGGACCAGGCCGGCGAGCGCACCCCCTCCCCCGGCCTGCGAAGCGGCGGCTACGACGTCGCCGATGATCCCGGCGACGTTGCCCAGGACCTGCCCCAGCTGCTTGGCCGCCTCCAGGCCGTTGCGCATGAACTCGCCCAGGGACCCATCGGCCCGCGCCTGCGCGATGCGGTCCGATATGCGCTGGATCGCGCCGGCGATGCTGTCCGCGATCGCCGGGACCTCACCCGCCCCGACCGCGACAAGGTCCCGGATGGCCCGAGCGGCAGGCACGAACGCCGGCGCCAGCAGGTCCACGGAGGCCCGTACGGAGTCGAACACTCCCCCGATGTCCCGCGCGGTCTGCGACTCCCGCAGGAACGCGCCCAGGGGGACGACGGCACGGTTCAGCGCATCCGCTACCCCGATGCCCCCGGTGCGGAGCAGCGGGAGGAGACGGTCCGCGAGCGGCTGGATCTGGTCGGCGAGCCCGGCGAACAGCCGGCCCTGGATATCCCGGCGGATCGAGTCGAACACCGGTTTGACACCGGACAGCTCTTTGACGAACGCCGCGGCCGACGGCGACAGCTTCTCCAGCGACTCTTGGAGCTCGGCCGCGTCCCCCGACGCCAGCGCCGAGAACGCGTCCTCCAGGCCGATCGCGCCGAGTTTGACCACGCCCAGCGCGGCCGCGGCGGCGGCGCCCACCGCGGGGATGACCAGCAGCGCGCCGGACGCCGCGGCGGCAGCGCCCACGATCGCGAACAGGTTCGACACCAGGCCCGCGGCGGCGCCGGCCGCCACACCCGCGCCGACGGTGAGCAGACCCGCGAGCGCGATACCCCGCAGCGCCTTCCCTACCCCGTCGAGGTCCCGCTCGGTCTTCTTCGCCGAGCGGGAGATTTTGCCCAGCGCCCGGTCGACGGTGCGGGACATCTCCCGCGCGCTCGACTCCGCGGACCGCTCCGCGTCCGAGAACGCATCCTCCAGGTCACCCGCCATACCCTCGGCGGTGTTGGCGACCTTGCGCTCAAGGATCTGGAACGACCGGTCGATCTTGCGGCCGGCCTTGTCCACGGCCAGGATCAGCCGGGACTCCAGCTCCTGCTCGGCCTTGGACAGGTCGAACCGAACCTCAACGTTCGCCTCGCCCAGAGGACCGGTCACCGGGGGCACCTCACGAGTGATCGTGGGGCCCGGCCCGCAGCCAGCAGCGCTCGCCGGTCAGCCTACCGGGGCGTCCGGCTGCATCCTCCGTTTCTGCGGGCGGCCCTGCCCCATGGCCTGTAGGAACGCCTGCCCCTCCCCCTCCGCGGTCCACTGCGGAGGCAGCGACGACGGGTCCGACAGGTCGACCTTCGGCGGGGTGAACAGCTCGAACTCCAGGCGCGTCCGGGCGTTGTCGTCCTTCTGGTGCTGGTAGATCAGCCCGTACGCCACGTTGCACAGCCGGTCCAGCGGCATGGCCAGCGGGTCCAGGCGCCTCTCCGCACACCACGAATCGAACAGGCGCCACTGGTCCGCGGCCCACGACAACAGCTGTACCGCGGCGTAGTGCGGCATGCCGGCCGCCTCGGTGATGACCTGCTCCGTGATCGCGTCATGCATCTGTTGGGTGACCAGCGGCCACCCGTCGTCGTCCTCAGCGAAGTACAGCTCCGCCCACCGCTCCCGGTCCCGCCTGGACAGCAGGCCCGGGACGACGGCCTCCCGGTCGTCCGACGCGAGCGCGCGGAGCCACACCCGCGCAGGGCGGGCCGGGATGACGAACGTGTGCCCGTCGAGGGTGAACCCCGGCGCCGACGCGTCGAGGATCTGCGACCACGGGCCGGCGATACGGCCCGACACCCGTTACCTGCGCTTGCGTCCGCCGGTCCGCGCACGCGGCCCGGTGCGCGACGCCGGCGCCGGCTGAGCCGCGTTGAACTCCTCCACGAGCCAGTACGCCACCTCACCCAGCGCGGTGAATCCGAAGCGGATGTCCCGCGGGTCCTCCAGCCGGGTCTCCACGTAGTTGTATGACTCCGCGTCGAGGGTGCCCTCCAGGAACCGCAGGAACACGTCGACCTTGTCCCCGACCTTGGCCCCCCGCGCCGTCGCCCGCGACACCAGGGCGATCTGGGTGTCCGTCGGCATGTACCCGACGAGCTGCCGGTCGTCGATCGCGAACCGCAGCTCTACCCGCTCGCCCGCCTGGGCGACGTCGCCGCCGTCGGTGTGCCCCGCGGTGGAGAACTCCCGCACCGGTGCCAGTCGGCCCTCCGGCGCCGTGTCCTCGTCGAACGGCACCTTGTTGCCGTCCCCGTCGAATGTGACCCGGTCGTCCTCCTGCGGGTCCGGGTCCTTCGTGGTGGTGGTGCGCTTGGCAGTAGCCATCCTGGGTTCCCTCCTCAACGTGCCTGTGAGGGGATGCTAGCCCCGCTCCCGCACAGGCCACGGGATGTTCTCCTTCAGCGCCTCCAGCAGGAACGGGGAAGGCGGCACGCCCCGCACCGACTTGGCGAACACGATGTTGCCCCGGCCCTTGCGCTTGCCCGGGCGGCCGCTCTTGGTCCCGCGGACCGGGCCGAACACGCCCTTGACCGGGAACCGGAGGACCTTCGCCGAGACGGGCGTGATGCGGCGATGCTTCGGCCCGTAGATGCCCGTGCCCTCGTGCTGGTACCGCATGTACTCCAGGTCGGTGCCCACCCGGAACGTGACGCTGACCCCGGGGACGATGAGGAGTAGGAACCCGATCGACGCCCGGCCCGCTCCCTTGTCGACCGGCGCCTTGGTCTTCGCCGCCGCGGTGACCCGCCGGCCGTACTGCGAAGCGGTGCGGACCACCGGGCCCAGCTCGCCCGAGAGGACCTGCTCCACGTTGCGCCGGTTGATCGTCACCCGGCCGGGCACGGCGCTGCCCCCTGCCGGAATGGCGAGCGGCCCGAGCAGAACCGCGCGCCGTGCTGCTCGGCGAACATGGCCGCGTCCTCCTCGCCGTCCGGGTAGAAGTAGTCCCCCTCGTCGTTGACCATCGCGTGAGGCTGGCCTGCGGCGGCGGCGGGACCGGTGATCGAGTCCTGGGCGGGCACGGCGCTACCCCTTTCCCGGCTGGGGTAGGAACTCCTCGCCGGTCTGCGCTTCGTGCTCGACCGGGGCGCCGACGGGGCCGCCGGCCGAGCGGCGGCGGGGGTCCCGCGACCGCTTCGGCTTGCTGTCCGGTTCGTCCCCGGCCTCGAGTCCGGGGTCCGGCGCAGCGGTGTCCAGGACCGGGGGGAGGACCGGGGGCAGGACCGGCGGGAGGGTCGGCGGGAGGACCAGGGGGCCCGGCGTCGGCGGCTCCGGGTGCACCTCGACCACGAGCAGGTGCCCCTTGTCGATGAGGCGCTGCACGTACCGGGTGTGCTCCAGGCGCACGACCTCGCCCGCGTTGATCGTGGTGAGGGTGGTGCGGGCCTTGACGGTGACTTCGGCGACCACTGTGGATCCCTCCCTATGACGACTCGACCGCGCACGTGATGCAGTCCTCCAGGTGCACAAGCACCTGCTGCGACCATCCCATGCAACCCCCGGTCGGGTGTACCGGCCCGCCGGTCTGGAGCATGAACGGCTTGCCCGCCGCGGCCAGCGAGCAGCGGATGACCTTTCGGAGGATGACGCCGTCCTGTGTTTGGCGGAGCACCGCCTCCTCCACCTCCTCGCACGGCGGAGGCTTGCCCTTGTCGCCCATGGACGGGGCGCACCGGTAGATGCCCAGGGTGTACTGCTGCGCCAGGCCCTGCGGGCACTTCTCGACCCGCGCCAGGACGGCCGGGAACGTGTCCCCCACCGGGTACACCTGGCCGACGGTGACCCACGCGAACCCATTACGGTCCGGCTCGTCCCCGGGGCCGACGATGACGCAGCAGTCGTCCATGGGCGGCGGGACGCCCTGGGCGAGGCAGCAGCGGACGGCCGGGACGTTGAGCTGCCACAGCACGTCGCACAGGTACTCCTGCATGACGTTGGCGATCGCCAACACCGGGTCGTGGACCAGCACCGGGGGTGCGCTCACCTGCGCGTCTGCACTTTCTGGAGATCCGGCGACCAGACAGTTGCCGGGGATCGGTGCTTGTACGGGTTGACCGCGGCTATCCACTGATCCACGAGCGCGATGCCGGTGCGGCCCTCCTCAAGGAACTCCTGCGGGTCGAGCAGCGTCATGGTGACGCCCTCCCGCGTTATCTCGGTGACCCGCTCCGGCAGTGCGCAGTCCTGCCCCTCGCACGCCTTCGCGAGCTCACCGGCGAGCTTGCCCGCGGCCAGGTTGCCGCCGAACGGGACCGGGAGGCCCTGGCCGTAGGCGACGGACCACGTGCCCGGCTCGGTGTCCGGCAGGGCCATGTTCTGGCACAGGGGCCACAGCGTGCCGTCGGTGCGGACCAGCTTCTCCCCCACGAGGACGTACTCGTCGGCGCCCAGGATGACGCCGTCGAGGATGACCTCGGTCACCTCGTCGATGGGGCCGGGCAGCATGATGCCGCCCAGCTCGGTGCACGAGCACCCGCCCGTGCATCCGCACGCCGCGTTGAGCCACTGCCCGCCGTCCCGGTACGGCACCATGAACCCATAGCCCATGGCGGCCGCGTTGATTTCCCACCAGAGCGACCCGCGGCGAGGCGGACCGCACGGGCGGACGACGCGGTCACACACCCCGAACTGACGGCCCGAGAGCGCCCACACGATCATCTCGGCGGTCCCCGTGGCCTCAGCCTTCGTCTCCGCGGAGAACGCGTCCCACCCCGGCACACAGTCGGTGTTCGCTGCCCAGCCGCACGGCTCCATGGGTGCCCCCTCTGTCGACACTGGCCCGGTCCCGGGTGGTGGTCGGGACCGGGCCAGTGTGCCCTGCGCGGGTCGGGTGGTGCAGCTACGCGGCCGGGACCAGCTCGACCGCGCCGCACACGGTGGCCTCCGGCGGCGCCACGGTGGTGAGGTGGATGTCCATGAGGTCGTCGACGCCGATCGCTGTGAGCAGCGGGCCAGGGACGTCGCACACGTCCACGACCGACCCCTCCTCCATGTCCACGTTGTACGGGCCCACGCCCCACTGCGAGCCATACCGGGCCTTGCCCGACAGGTTGAACGTCGCCGCGCCGTCCTGGAGCGTGAGGTCACCCAGGATCCCCTGATTGATCCACGGCGTCAGGAAGTAGCCGTACTGGACCAGGTCCGCCTCGCACTCCTGGCCCGGGATGTCCGACCACAGCTCCAGGCCGATGCCGGCCTTGCACTGGATCGTCTTACGGACGCGGAACCCAGCCGAGTCCCCCGCGCAGTCCAGGACCAGCGGCCAGCCCGTGAGCATGTTGACGAGGTCCGGGTCCACGCGGCAGAACTGGGCCTCCACGTTGAGCCACTTGACCTCGGGGCAGCCCGGCTCGTTGATACAGATCACGCCGTTGCCGTTCTTCTGCAGGATCTCCGTTCCCTCGTCCAGCTCGAAGGAGTAGGAGACCTGGATCAGCCCGTCCGAGACCAGCGTCCCGCCGGCGCCCGGGACCACGGCCCCGCACTGGTCAATCTTCGTCGCGCGCATCACCTTCGCGCGAACGCTGCTCCAACAGGTAGCGGCCATCAGGCGTGTCCTTCCTCAGTTGACTCACCCGGCCCACAGCCAGCGGCAGCGCTGTGTGCAGCCTACCGCCGTCGCCGGTGTTGACCAGCGCTCTACTCGGTGTTGGGCCGCCACTTCGCGATGGTGGACCGGTTCTTGCCTTCCGCCTCCGCGGCGACGACACGGACCCGCTCGTCAAAGTCCGCCGCGTCCAGGTGGGCGATGACCCGCGCCGCGTTGTGCTCGGCCGGGTTGAACAGGGCCGCCGGCGCCGGCGCCGCGGGCCGCGCGGGCGGCGGCGCCGGCCGCTCGACGATGACCGGGCGGGTACGGGACGACGCGACGAAGCCCTGAGCCTGGGCCCACGCGAGCGGCACGGAAAAGCCGTAGCTGATCGAGCGGACCTCATGGATGTCCAGGCCCGACGCGGCGGCCTTACGCAGCAGGGTGCGCGCGACGACGGCCCGGTCCGTGCCCGGGTAGTCGGAGTACAGGACCTTGTGCCGTGCGGTCACAGCGACTCCCCCGCGTCCAGGCCCAGCTCGACGAGGACGGCGAGGGTGGGCATGCAGTCCTGTACCAGCACGTGGGTGCGTTCGGCGATGACGACCATCTCGTTGGTCACCCGGTCCAGCGCGGTGCCGTCCTCCGGGATGACAAGCGGCTCGGCGTCCCGGCGGACAGCCATGGCGCCGGTGGCGTACATCCACGTCTGTGTGGCGGCCGGGGCCTGCTGGCCTACCGGTCCGGTCGACCGGTCGTACCCGCCTCCGAACGCCCACAGCGTATCTAGCGGGGTGCGTAGGACCGGGCCGTCCCGGATCACCAGCGTGGACTCCGCCGCGTACGGGTTGACCGCGCGGGGGGCGTGGATGATGCCCACCCCTGCGTACTGGTCGGCCAGGGCCTCCTCCAGCAGCGCCACCGCGGCGGTTACCCCGATCACGGAGCCCAGCACGGACAGGGCCGGGTCCGTCGCGAGCGCCGGGGTGTTGCCGGCCGCGCCGGTCCAGAACGCCTCCTCCAGGGCCCTCGGCTCGGCCAGGGCCAGGCGACGGGCCACGACACTGCGGGCCTCCTGGAGTTGGATCAGCTTGCAGTTGAGCGTCGTGTACAGGGTGAACGCCGAGCCCCCGTCGACGGGGCGGCCCTCGGTGTCGATGACCTTCTCTTCAAACCCGGACTCCTCCGTGCAGGCGTCCGGCCACGGCAGCGCCTGCGCGCACGCGTCGCTCTGGAACTGGACACCGTTCTGCCAGTGCGCCGGGGTGGTGCCCTGCTGGAGAACCGACCCCAGTCCGAACCGATACGGCTGTACCGCGGGCGGGTCCACGTAGATACGCACTGGGCGGCCCTCCGATCAAGGGGTGGAAAGTGGAGCGCCCGGCCCCCCGCGGAGATGCGCGCCGCGCGGGGGGCCGGGACGGTCAGGGGCCTACGACGGGGAGGAGACGTCGCACAGGATCTCAGCCGGCGAGCCGGTGACACCGGACGGGCACAGCGGGACGCGGACCGCGCGGGAGTCGTGGCCCCGCATGATGACGTTCATGCCCTCCTCGGTGAACAGGGCGTTGTACCTGTTCGTGGCCAGGTTCGGGAAGTCGTAGATGCCGGTGTCCAGGGTGATGACGTCCAGCTCACCGACGACGAACGTGCCCGCCGCGTAGATGACGAACTCGACCTCATCCGGCCACTCCGTGATGGGGGTCGCCTCGCCCATCTCCGCGCCGCCGGTGAGCGAATCCTGATAGTCGTACACGTATTGGATGTTTACGTTCGGAATGCGCAGTTTGGCCTTGATCTGCTCATCCGTGAGCTGGGTGAACCGCTCATCCCCGCCCCGGTTGATCAGGTCCGAGCGCATGACGCCGATGATCCACTCCGGGAGGATGACCTCCAGCGTCGCGGTCGGCTCCATGCGGTGCCGGGTGCGGTAGTCCCGCGCCTGCTGGTCCAGCGCCTCCACCAGCGCGGCGAACGCGCCCAGGGTGAGGAACCGGGCCATGACGGTGTAGTCCACGACCGTCGACGCCGCCACGATCTTCGCGATCTTGGACGCGTTGACCTTGTGCACGTGCGCCACCAGCGTGCCCCGCAGGTACCGGGCGATGAACTCCGGGTAAGCCCGGTTCATGAGAATGCCCGCGTTGATACACACGCCGAACAGGTCGAGGCGCACCTCGTCGAAGTCCGGGCACGGGACTTCGAAACACGTCTTCTCGACGCCCTCGATGGCCTGCGCCTCGGTCTGGGTGAAACCGACGTTCGTGTAGATCGAGGAGAACAGCGGGCCCTGGGAGAACTCCAGGCCGCCGCGCGGGAGCTGCATGGCCGGCGCCGACAGCATTCCCGCGCGGGTCTCGATCTCGAAGACGTCGTAGATCGTCTCCGACGGGGCGCACCATCCGCCCGCGGCGACCAGCGACCCCTGCGGCAGGCGCGCCTCCGACGCGGCGTACTCCAGCATGGCGATGGCGGCGGCCTTGGACGTGCCGGCGCTGGCGGTCAGCTCCTCCGGGAACGTCTTCTGGATCGTGGCCAGCCCGTACTGGACGTGACGGCTGCCGGTCCACTTGCCCGCGGGGATACCGCGGAGCTTGCGGATCAGCGCCTCCCCCACCTCGTCCATGGACACGAACGAGTGTCCGGCCGGGACGGTGCCGACGTCGGCCGCGGCGATCATGACGCCCTCCGGCAGCGGCCCGTCCCCGCGCGCCTGGGTGGGCTTGAGCGGGGTGGAGCGCAGCTTGGACAGGTCGACCGGGGTGCGTCGGGTGATGCCGGCCGCCGAGGCGGCGATCGGCGTCGGGGTGGCGTCGGTCGCGGCCGGGGCGGCGTCGGTCGCGGTCGAGCCGTCCGCGCCGGCGTCGGTGCCGGTGCCGGTGTCGCCGGTGTCGGTCGAGCCGTCCCCGGCGTCGGTGCCGGCGCCGGCGTCGGTGTCGGTGTCGGCCGTCGCGGTGCCCGTGCCCAGCCGCGCCGACATGGCGGCCAGCTTGGCCGTCTTCTCCTCCGCGGCGGCGGCCAGCGCGGTCTCCGCCTCGCCCGCCTTCTCCCCGACGGCGACAAGCTGCTCGGCCGCGTCCAGGTCAGCGTCGGTGAGCGCGGGCTGCGCCTCGATCGTGGCGAACGCCGTCGCAGCCTCGGTGCGGATCGTCGCCAGGTGCTCGGCCGAGCACTTCGCCAGCAGGGCCTGCCCGGCCTCCGCCGACTCGGCAAACGCGTTCAGAATGTCCTGGAGCGTGGGGTTCATAGCGGGCGCCTTCCTGCGCGTGTCCCAGAACCCGGCCCACAGCCAGCGGTCTATCCGTCGACAGCCTAGCGCGTCGTCCGCCGGACTCCACGAGGATCACCGTGCAGAGTGTGCCCATGGGAACCACGGAGCATGAATTCCTCGGCGGGCTGGCAGGTAAGACAGTTGCGCTCGTCGGGTCGGCGGCCTCCGCGACCGGCACCGGTCTCGGCTACCAGATCGAGGCGCACGACGTCGTGTGCCGGGTGAACTGGTCCTGTCCGGTACCGCGGCGAATGGAACGCGACATCGGGACGCGGACCGACGTGCTGTATCACATCCTGACGCCGACCGGTCGGCTCCGAGCAGGGGTGCCAGCGTGGCGGAGGGCCCGCGTCGGCATGGTGGTGTCCGTCCACGCCTCCGACCGGCCCCGGGTGCGCCGTTACAAGCTGCTCGCCGGGGCCGGGGGGCCGCCGCTGCTGGTGCTGGAGAACCACCGACGCGAGATGTACGACCGGCTCGGCACCAAGGCCAACACCGGCGTGCTCGCGCTCGCGCACCTGCTCCAGTCCGGTTTGGAGCGTCTGACGGTGTACGGATTCGACATGTTCGCCACCGGTCACTGGCTCGGGCAGCTCGGCGAGTCCCCCACCGCGGCCGCGCGGCAGGCCGGCATCGTGACCGGCCACGACCAGCCGATCCAACGCGCCTACCTCGCCGGTCTGCTGCGCGACGAGCCCCGCCTGTTCGTGACCCGCGAGTTCCGCGCCTCGATCGAGCGAGAGGCCCGGGTGTGAGGGACCAGGGTTGGCTGCGGTCTCTCAAGGGCAAGCGGGTAGCGCTGGTGGGCGCCGCGGCGTCCGGGGTGGGTACCAAGCTCGGCGCCCAGATAGACGCCCACGACGTCGTTGTCCGGGTGAACTGGGCCTGCCCTGTGCCGGCGCCGCTGCGGGCCCACCTCGGCAGGCGGACCGACACGCTGTACCACGTGATGCGGTACGGCAAGGCCGAGACGGTGGGCCGGAAGACGTTCCGGGCGTGGAAAGGGGCAGGGGTGAGCCTGCTGGTGTGCATGGCGTCGATGTCCAAGCCCCGAGCGCGGATCGCGAAGACCCTCGCCGCGGAGTTCCGGATCCCGTTCCTGTGCGTCGCGCCGCTGCGGTCCCAGGTGTCCAGGGCGACCGGGACCGGCGCCAACACCGGTATCTGCGCGCTGGCGCACATGATGCGGTCCGACCTGGCCCAGTTGAGCGTGTACGCGTTCGACTTCTACGAGACCGGTCATTGGTTGGGGCAGGCCAATGAGACGCCGGCGCAGGCCGCCGCGCAGGCCGGTATCGACCTGGGCCACGGCCAGATGCAACAACGCGTCTGGGTGCGGGACCTCGCCCGGTCCGACCCTCGCCTCGTACTGCTGCCTGAGATTCGGGACATGCTGGAGCAGAACAGGAGCCGGTGGTGGATGTCGTCTACGTAGTGCGCCCAGGGGATGTGAATGAGGAGCTGCGGTACAGCCTGCGCAGCCTGGTGAACCTGCCCCACGATCAGGTGTGGATCGTCGGCTACCGGCCGCAGTGGGTGCGCGGGGTGCAGCACATCCCGCTGCGGCAGCTCGGGCCGAAGTGGACGAACAGCACGGCGAACCTGCGCCGCGCCTGCGCGCACCCGGGTGTGTCCGAGCGGTTCGCCTACTTCAATGACGACTTTTTCCTGCTCCAGCCCCTCGGCGACGACCTGCCCATGTGGAACCGGGGCCCCCTCGGCGACGTGCTCGCCCGGTACGCGAAGTCGAACTCCCGGTATGCCGACGGGATGCGGAAGACCGCGAAGCTGCTGCGTGACCTGGGCCTGCCCGGGCCGTACCTGTCCTACGAGCTCCACGCGCCGATGCCTGTGCAGAAACTCGGGATGCTCGAAGCGTTGGCGGCGGCGGAGGCCCGGCCGGTCCAGGGCGTGCTGCACAAGCGGACCCTGTACGGGAACTACTGGGGGTTGGGCGGGCTGTCGATGCCGGACGGGAAGCTGCACGGCCTGCGTGACCGGTACCCGGCCGGGGCGTTGTGGACCTCCACGACCGACGGCCTGTTCCGCCGCGGCCTGGTGGGGCGTCAGTTGCGCGCTGCGTTCCCCGAGCCGTCGCCGTACGAGCTGACCCTCGGCAGTCCCGGAACGGCCCGCACGCGCGCGCACAGCCTGGTGCGCCGCGGTAGGTAGCCCGGACGTGACAGTGCCCCCGCCCGTCGGGGCGGGGGCGCTGCGGCCGGGTGGTCAGTCGTGTGCGGTGTACGGGTGGCCGATGATCGGGCCCGGGCCGGTGGGCACGTCGGCGTTGTGCGGGTACTTGCAGTCGTCGCGGACGGTGTGGACGCGCGACCCGTGGTCGAGGTTTTCGCACCGCACCGGGTTGGGCAGCATGGCCGCCAGCTCCTCGTTGGCCCGGTTGCGCGCGATGCGTCGGACGGCGGGGGCGTTGCGGCGGTGCTCGGGGAACTTCCACACCGCGGCGAGGTAGGCCTTGTCCCAGATTGCCGCCTCCAGCGCGCTGGGGTCGACGGGGGTCTGCTCGGCCGCCTGCTTCTCGGCCGCGGTATGGGCCAGGTCCAGGCGCGTGGTGTCGCCCATGATGTTGAGCCGCGACGTGATGTCGCGGGCGGTGAGCTTGCGTTGGGTCCGGGCTGAGTAGCTGCGCATGAACATGCCGGACAGGCGACCTCCGCGGGAGTTGTCGCCGATCGTGAGCCACACCATGAGGATGTCGCCGAACTTGTCGGTGAACGTGGCGCTGTGGATGGTGTAGGTGCTCACGGCCTTGAACGTTTCGGCGTCGTGGACCTCGACCTTGACGCCGTTGTCGCGGGCCCGGTCGACGAGGCGCTGGAGCTTGGCGGGGGTGGCGGGGGCGGCGGGGGCCTGCTGGGTGGGGGTCTCGGTCATCGTGCGCTCCGGGGTGTCAGCCGGGGCGTCAGCGGCGGGGGCGGTGCGCGCCCAGAGCTTCGCCGAAGGGGTGAAGATCGCGACCTGGTTGCCGGTGGTGGCCGCGAAGAGGCGGACTGCCTGCCCGCTGTACTCGGCGCGGACCTGCATGCCCGTGTCGGAGGGGCGGGTGCCGCGTCCGAAGAATGTGAAGGTGTCCGGGCGTCCGTGCCCCTTGAATGTTGCGTTGGTGGGTGTGGTCTCGGTCATCGCGGGCTCCTCGGTGTGTCGCTTCCTGACACACAGACAGTACCTCACCCCGACCCACGCTGTACAGGTTTCCGACACAGTGACTTCCGCGGGAGACACCACGAGGCCCCCCGCCCAGGTCGGGCGGGGGGCCTGCGCGCTGGACCGCGGGCGGCCGGGGGGTCACCAGTCGGTGCGGTCGAGGTGCGCCTGTGCGTACCGGATGGCGCGGGCCTTGTGGCCGTTGCGGATGCCGAAGGGGGCCGACACGAGTGCCTGGCCGAACGGGCCGCCCGTGACCTCGGCGGTCCACTCGTCGCCCTCGGGCCGGTAGGTGACGCGGGCCTGCACGCCGGTGTCCTCGTTGGTCTCCCACTGGCCTTCGGTCATCGGGGGCTCCTCCGTCGGTGTGTCGTTTCCTGACACACCGACCGTACCTCACCCCGACCCGCGCTGTACAGGTTTCCGACACAGTGATCGCGTGGGCATGGAACGGCCCCCCTCGCCTGCTGGAACGAGGGGGGCCGTCTACCCCGACAACACCTGTCGACTACCTACCCAGAGGTGAGCTTAACGCCTCCAGGCTTCAGTTTCATCGCCGTACGAGCCTCCACCTGGCTCAAGTAGTTGCGCGTCAGCGGCGCCTTACCCGTCGCCGGATCCATGTGACCCGGCCAGGAGACCGTGATCCGCGCCTTCTTCGACGCCCTGTTCCGGTTGCATCCACACACGAGGGTTCCCTCCCTACCTGTCGGCTCCCGCCATTGTGACCCGCGGCTCGCCCACCTGCGCCATGCGCGTCGCCAACTCCGCCATGCGCGCCGGCGCCGGCCGGGTCCGAGCAGCAAGCGCCGCGATGCGTTCCCGCCGCCCCTCCTGCGCGCCCAGCTCCCGGACCACCGCGGCCGCGGTGAGCGTGACGATCTGCTCCAGCGTCGGCGCCGGCGCCGGCGCCGCGGTCTTCGGCGGCCGGACACACACAGCGCCGGCCGCGACCATCGCCGTGACCTCCCCCGACGCCACCATGGAGTACCGCGGCACCGGGAGACCGGCCGTGTTGACCGCGAGCGCGGCGACCATCTCCAGGTTGCCGCCGACGATGCGCCAGTCCCCCGACAGCGGCGAGCGGCGCAGCTCGGCGACCCGCTCGGGCGACAGGTCCGGCAGGAGCGCGCCAAACACGGCCACGCCGTTGCCGTCGTCGTACGCCCGGACCACCGCGACCGCGGCACACGTGTTGTCGTAGTGCTCGGCCGCGGCCCGGACGTTCCCCGACAGCGGCGCGTGTCCCCCGCCCAGGGTGATGCGGCCCACCGACACCTGCTCGCCCTGCGCGCAGCGGACAGCGCCGGTGTGGAAATACGCATAGCCCGAGGGGGACGGGGGCGCCGACCGGCCGGCGAACATGGGGTTCGTGTGCGTCTGGTCCTTGTCCGCCACGTAGCCGTAGATCCGGCCGTCGTCGGTGATGGTGAGCGGCGTGTTCTTGTCCAGGTCGGCCTGGGCGAACCACTCCACCGGGGGCGCCAGCGGGCCGGCGCCGGCGACCAGCGCGAGCGGGGGCGGGTCCGCCTTGACCACCACCGGCACCGCGGACGCGGTGAGCGAGGTGTCCGCGTAGATCGCGTCCAGCTCCTCCTCGGTCCACACCGGCTCGATGACGGCCTCGTTGAACGCCGGCTGAGCCACGTGGGTGGCGCCGATCAGGCGGTAGTCGGTGTACACCTGGACCTGCTCCATGCCGTCCATGGGGTCCGTCTCGCCGAGGATGCGGGCCTCCTCCGACGCCCACATGTCCTCAATCGTCGGGTCCGGCTCGACCTTCTTGCCGTCCTTGTCGAACCACTGCATTTCGGCCATGACCTCGTCCGGGTCCACCGACACCCACCGGGCGAAGCCCTCGGCGAGCAGACGGGCCGCCTCCGCCCCGTCCGCCCCGCCCAGGTCCCACCGGCCGGCGCCCATGATGTCCTGGCCGTTGACCCACACCTTGCCGATGTCCCCGGCCACCACCGCGCCCATGTGGCCCGGCTGGAGCTCCTTCTGGGTCTCCAGGACGAGCGGCATGTCCCGGGTGCGCAGCTCGTCGACGACGGCCAGCATGCGGCCGTCGCCGGACTTCTTGCCCATCGGCGCCAGGACACCCACCCACCCGTACGGCAGGCCCCACGTCGCCGCGTTGTCGGCCGCCGCGGTGATCGACATCCACGGCGGAACCATGTCCGGGTCGTCGAACATCTTCGCCATGCGCCGGTAGTACCCGGCGACCCGCGCCTTGATCTTCGCGACGTCCGCCTCCGGAACGTCCAGAGGTGCCCGAGCGCCGCCGAGCGCCCGGGCGACAGCGAAGATACCCTCCGGGACCGCGGTGAGCTCGCCGTCGATGACGTCGGCGAACGGCAGCTTGTACGCCCCCTTGGTCTTCGTGTCCCCGTCCGGCGTGAAGTAGAAATGGCCCTTCTTGTACTTGGACGGGGTGAGGTCCCCGTCGCCGTCGGCCGCCCACTCCGCCATGCGCTTATCCGCCGCGGACGCGTCCCACTTGCGTCCGCGGTCCGCGATCGGGAGACCGGTCGCCCCGGCCGCCGAGGCGACGAGGGCCGCGAGGTGCGAGCTGTACATGGTGATGTCCTCTCCGGGCCCTGCGGCCACGAGTGAAAGCGCTGCCTGCTCCGGGTCCAGCTTGCCCAGCTTCACCGTGTACGCCTCGACCAGCGCCGGCGCCTCGTCCGCTTCGATGAACAGCGGCGTACACCGGCACTGGATCACCTCGTGAGCAGGGCCGCCCGCTACGCCCGGGTGGTCCAGCGCGTACCCGCCGACGATGAACGGCTCGTTGAGCGGCACGACCTGCCCGTCCGCTATCTCGTGTGTGAGACGGACCCGCTCGTCCGACGTCGCCAGCCACTGTTTGAACAGCTGTACGTCCTGGGTCTCGGCCTGCGCCTGCGCGCCGGCGAAGTTGCCCCCGTTGTACGCGCCCATGGTTTCGGTGCGGGCGATGCGGTCCGCCTTCCACCTCCACCGGCCCTGATCTGCGTGCAGCCCGTCGAACAGCTGTCCCCGCTTGGCGCGGAGGCCCGCGCGGCGCTGCTCGGTGATGTCCTCCCGCGCCAGCTCCCGCTCTATCTCGTTGATCCGGCCTTGCAGCTCCCGCGACAGGGCGTCGATGTTGAGCACGCGGCCGATGCGGTCCCGCATCTGGGCGATGGTCTCCGAGGACTCCAGCGCCTCCAGGAGTTCGGGGCGGATCTCTTCGAACGCGCCGACCGGCCAAATCTTGAGACGGTCGAACACGGTGCGCAGGTAGGTCTCCCGGTACGGCTGGTCCGACACGTCCGCGACCGCCGCGAGCTGGCGGAACTGTTCGCCCCACACGATCGAGAGGACCGGCAGGATGATGTCCCGGATTAGCTGCTCCCACACCGTTTCGTGGGGCCACGCGTCCGGGTTGGGCGGGGTGTCATCTCCCGCGGCCGCGGTGACCGCCTCGCCCAGCATCATGGCCCGGGCCACGTCCAGGAACCGGGTCATTGCCTCGAGTACTGCGGCGTGGATGCGCTGCTCGGCCGACGCCACACCCGCCTGAGCCGCCAGGCGTTTGACGAGCCACGGGTCACGCCAGCGCGGCGGCATCCCTGACTCCCCTCTTGACGACGTCGACGAGCCACGACGGGTCGTGAGCGCACCCGCGTTCCAGGAGCATGCGGACGTAGGTGTCCAGCGCCGGCACCAGGTAGGCCAGGTGGGGGGCGCCGGCGGTGAACGTGGACCACGCGTCGTGGAGCACCCGGTCGTGGTCCGTCGGCGGCACCGGGTACCGGGTGTGCATCATCCACAGCGGGATGTCCGGGGCGGAGTGGCGGCGCGACCGGTCCATGAACCGCTTGCCGGCCTGCTCCAGCGCCCGGGTGACACCGATGTTGCAGGAGGCGACCAGCTCCTCCGACGGTTCCCCCGACGCGACCAGCGCCGCGGCCGCGTCCCGGCCCGGCTGCTCCTCGTCCTCGGTGTCCGGGGGGCCCGTGTCGCCCTGGTCGGCCTCCTCGGCCTCGTCCCGGTCCGGGCGGGTCGACGTGATCTGTACCGGCGCCGGCGGGGTGAGCAGGCCCGTCGGGACCAGCTTTAGGTATTCCAGGATGGTGACCGCGAGCTGGGGGTTACTGCCGGCCAGGTCCAGCAGGATGCGCGCCGTACGTTCCTCGTCGCTCGGCTTCTCAGCGTCGGAGAAACCGTGGTGCGCGCGGAACGCATCCCCCGACAGCTCCCGCGCTTCGAACACCGTCGCCGCGTCAGGGCCCCGGTTCGGGTTCTCGGTCAGCTCCGACGTGTCAAACCAAATCGTCTCCGACGTGTCGCCGGTCTGCGGCCACAGATACGCCTGGGTGAGCGCGTCGCACACCGTCGCCAGGTCCGGCTCGATGTGGAGCTTCACGCCCTCGTCCGAGATTTGCCACGAGGACCAGTGGTTAGCGTCCGCCATGCCCAGCAGGACCTCCGGGGGCATGTCCAGCCCCAGGGCTATGCGGCGGATCGCGTCCTCCCGCATCTTCGGGATGCGCTCGTCGAGGGGCGTGGCAAACGAGATGTGCTTGGCCTCTTTGATCGTCTCCGCCGGCACGCGGACCACGATCGGGACCACCGCGGCCGCGGAGTCCCGGTTCTGGAGCGGCGTGGTCATGGCCTCGACCAGGGTGGCGGTGAACTGGTCTGCGTGCAGCTCCGGGTTGGCCGGCGAGGGAAATGACATCTCCTGCGGTAGGAGCAGGATGCCGGCGCCGGCGAGACGGGAGTCCACGGACGCGATGACGTGCTGGGCCAACGCCTCCAGCTCTTTGAGGTCGCCCAGGAGGCCGATTACCGGGGAGTCCGGCCACCACCACCGCTGCGGGTGCGAGTTCCAGATGCGGAGGATCCAGTCGGCGTCGGTGAGTTGGATCTTGCGGCCGTCGCCCCGGTCGAGGATCTGCCGGTCCCCCATGGTGGTGAGCTCTTTGTTGGACGCGATGACCCACCGCAGCACGCCCGGCGCCAGCGGGTCGGTGTACCCGACGAGGTAACACTCCCCCGGCACCGACAACTGGTGCCCGAGCGAGCTCAGCATCTGCGACTGGCCGCCGGGCCCGTCGAACAGCTGGTCCAGGAGGTCCACGGACTGGCCCGCGTCGACCCGCTCAGGCTCCGGGACGTCGGTGTCGCCCTTCGCGATGAACAGGGTCGCCCGGGACATCGAGTTCGACTTCCACCGCACCCCGGCCCGCAGTAGCCCCGACATGTCGTACTGCCGCCACGCTTCGTCTTGCCAGTTGCGCCGGCCGCGGCCCTTGGTCTTCTGCATCTCGCTCAGCGTCATGCGCTGAGCCGACGCCACCAGCGGGGAGAGCCGGCCTGGCGCGCCCGCCTGGGTCGACCGTCCACGCCGCCGCAGCCTCGGGAACTCCATTGGTCACCCTCCCCGTCCGGTTAGTCGTCGGTGTTCTGGGCCAGCAGGGAGTACGCGTAGGACAGCGACAGCACCAGCGCCGGCAGGATGAACCACGGGGAGTCCCCCGCGAGCCACGCCACCGGGACCACCAGCGCGCTGGTCCAGATCGACACGCACCACGGGCACTCAACGAAGTCCGCGGCGATCGAGCCGTCGCCCCAGCGGGCTTGGACGCGGGCCCGGATACCGCCGGCGAGGGTGTCCGAGTTGAGAAACCGGGTGATCCGGGCGATGACGCCGAACGCGAGCGCGACGGTCCACCACTCCATGCCGATCACCGGTCCCGCCTACGCGCCGGCGGGACCCTGTCCCCGATGTACGAGCCGTCGACGACCCGGCCGCGCCGCGGGGAGGCCTGTTTGCGGCCCAGGCGGCCCCGTTCGAACATGACGCCGCACACGAACGCCGCGACGAGCGCGGCGAAGCTGACCGCGGCGGCCAGAAAGGTGAACCAAGGTCCCATGGTGGGCAGCGTATCCGCGGAAGCGCAGCGTTCAGCCGTATTGGCGCGGAGGCAGCGTTCTGGAGATTTGGATACCGGCCACTCCGGACGCCCCGGGCGGCGCCGACTTGGAGTACCCGGCCGCGTTGGTCGCGGTCGAGTCCCGCACCGTCGGGCCGGCGAGCGCCAGGACCTCGTACACGTGCGCGTCGAGGTCGTCCGGGGAGTCCTCGGCGGGGTCGCCGGTGAACGTGGTCATGATCGACTCCAGCGCGGCCCACTTCGCTGGTGGGCCGACGTGGTGGACGCGGCGCTGCTCGTAGAGCTGCGACACCGGCTCGGCCCGCAGGATCTTGCCCTTACGTGCCACCACTTTGCGGACCGGGATGAGGTCGTCCACCGTGCGCAACAGGGCCGGGATGTAGTCCCCGCCGTTGTTCGTCTCCACGATGACGTAATTGCAGTCCCACGCGCCGAACGTGGACGCAACCCGCTTCATCGCCGCCTCCGGGGTGGCCCGCCACGCCTCCGACAGCAGGCCGTACACGTGACGCAGGCCGTCCGCTTCGTTGACCCGCACCCCGCCGACGCCGATGCCGTACTGGTCACTGGTCTCCGACGAGGTGACCGCGGGGTCCACCGCGCACACCCGCTTGTCCAGGGTCGGCAGGTCGGAGTACGGCAGGCGGAATCCGTCCCATTCGAACATCGACGGGGTCCACAGCGCGCCCTCGACCTCCTCCAGCAGCTCCCCGGCGAGTTCCTGGCGGCCCAGGCGCGTGCCCTCGTAGGACGCCATCAGCTCGGCGATGGCCGCCTCGGACAGGTTCGCCCGGTTGTCCAGGGTGTGACCTCGGGTGATGACGACCGACGGGTCAGTCTTGCCCCGCTCGACCAGCTTCTTGATGTGCGGTAGGGCCTTCGGGGTGGTGGTGATGACGACGCGAGGGTCCGGGGCCTCCCGGAGGCAGAACCACAGCATGTCCATGCACGCTTGCGCGGTCTTGCGTGGCCACGCGGCGTACTCGTCGCACCAGACCCCGTCAAAGGCGTAGCCGCGGAACACGTCCGGGTCCTCCGCGGAGAACGCCCGGATGATCGACCCGTTGTGCAGCCGGATGAGGACCTGCCCACCGGAACGCTTGTACTGGGCCACCTGCTCCGGGGGGATGACCGCGTTTAGCCCGGCCCGCGGCGCGTCGTAACAGATGGCCTGCACCTCCCGGTGAGTCTTGGCCACCACCGCGTAATGCCCCCGCGCTTTCTGCCCCGCCCACGTGCGGACCGTCTCCGCTCCGGTGCGGGTCTTGCCGTAGCCGCGGCCGGCGAGGATGAGCCACGTTCGGTACCCGACGCCCGGCTCACGCTGCGCCGGCCGGGAGTGCCGCGGCCAGTCGTACCGCTGGCGCTCGATCGCAGCGATGTGCTGGTCCGCCTCAGCGAGGAGCTGAGCGTCGGTCATGCGCCGCGGGTCGACCAGTCGCAGGTGACGCGGGCCGGACCGGGAGCGTTGCCTAGGGGGGGACCACGGGACCGCGACGTCGACACCGCCCACGAGGGTGGTCTCGTTCGCTACAGCCGGGTAGGTGCTCACGGCCCGGCCGGGGAGCCGCCGAGGCGCCTATCGATCTCCTGCCGTATCTCCAGCATGCGCTGCTGGCGTTCCTCCTCGGTGAGCAGCGCCAGCTCCACCGGGCCGCCGTCCCGGCCGTCCACCCGCACCAGTTCGGTGGGCTCGCCGCGGGCCTGCCTCTCCAGCTTGGCCCCCACCTCCAGCATGCGCATGAGGGCCTGCGGGTTGAGTTCCTTGACGTCCTCTTCGGTCATGCCCTGCAAGCGGGTAGCGACCTTGCCGACGATGTTGGCCGCCACCGCGGCGTGCCGTTTCGCCATCGCCCGCCGCGCGATCGCCTGCTCCAGCTCCCACAGTCGATCTTGCTCGACGTCCCACGCGTCCGCCCGCCGCACCCAGTCCTTTTCGGCCGCGACGTTGCGGATATGACCCGCGCTGCGTGTCAGGGTCTGCGCAGTCTTTGCGAGGGTGCGGACCCGGCCCATTTGGAGGTACACGACGAACTGTGAGAACGCCTTCGGGGTCTCCCCCGGTTGACGTTCCCACAGCTCCGGCAGGTCCCCGTCCGGCTGTGCCCCGCTCCGTGTTCCCCCCATGTGGCGGATGTTACGGGCGCCCTGACACCCGGACCGGCCGAAACGGCGTGTTCGACCCCCGGGCACGGCGCGACCCCCGGGCCCGCGACCGGGGGGTCATCGGGGCCCAGGGGCCGCAGAGAGGACGCGGCCGGCGCCCTCCCGGACAGGTAGGGGGGTGAGGTCCCCCGGTTGTCCCGGTGGAGAGGTTAGTGGCGCAACGGCTGGGTGTGAATGACCTGGGTGTCACCCGCCCCCGGCGGGGGCTTCGCACCCGGGGCGACGTGCAGCGCGTCGAGGTACAGGCCCGGGTCGCCCCCGTCGGCCAGCGTGACGACCTGGACCGGCGTCGTGTCCTGCTGGTGCAGCGGGCGGACCTGCCCGCCGGCGTAGAGCTGCATGTCCTCCTCCGTCGGGGTGACCAGCGCGACCGTGACACCGTCCGTGCCAGGTGCTGTCGGGTCGACCGCGACCACCAGCGGCGGCGCGATAAGGCCCGCCTGCTGGGTGCGCTCCTCGGCCGGCTCGGGCTGGTGCGGGCGGCCGAACGCGCGGAAAGCCTCGCCCAGGGCCGCGTCCGGACCGGTCGGCTCCTGCGGCGGCTCGACCGTGTCACTGACCGACTGGTGAACCTTCGGCCCGGACGGGGCCTGCGCGGCTCTCCTCGGCGCCTCGGAGCCCGCGAGGCTGGACACGGCGGAGTCGACAGCCAGGGCGACCTGCCGCGCCTGCTCCATGGACCACGGGCGGCCCAGCTCGATCGACACGCGGCCGAGGTCGTCGTCGTCGTAGGTGAGAGTGATGTTCACCGCAGTTCCTCCAGGATTGTGAGCGTTTCGTTCATGAGCGAGCGCATGCACTTCTCCGCGGCGATCGCGTCGTAGAGGGGGTGGTGGGGCGACAGGTCGTCCCGGACGGTGATGCCGTGGGCGGCCAGGTAGTCATCCACCGACCCCGGGTTGTACCCGTGGGCGAGCAGCGCGCCCGTGACGTCGATGACCGGGAACGGGCCGCCTCCGGTGGCGTAGAGGTCCAGGAGGAGTTTCGCCTCCACCGGCCACATGACGTGGGCCAGCAGGTAGGCGTCCGTCCTCTGGTCGTCGATGAACTGCCACAGATGCTCAAGCATCTCCGGGTAGTTGTCGTGGGTCTGCGCGACGTCGTCCAGCGCGGGCAGCACGTTGTCCCGGACCCACGGGTCCAGCTCGCCGAAGATGGGGCACCGGGCGAGGTACTGCGCGACCTGCCGGCCGTTGTCGCCCGTGACGTAGACGCCGACGGCGAACGCCTGACCGTGCAGGCCGTTGGTCTCCGCGTCGATCGAGATGAGCCTCACGAGGTCTCCTGTCCAGGGGTGGAGGTGCTGCGGCCCTGCACCAGCAGGCCGTACCGGCGCAGCAGGTCGTCGTACCCGGTGTACTGCCACGGCCGCGGCTCCGGAGCGGGCAGCTCCGCGTCGAACCCCGGGGCCGCGAGCACGTCGAGGACGTCCGGGGCGATCCCGTCGATGACCTCCACGCGGCGCGCCAGCAGCTCGACGCGGACCGCGGGAGGCATGCGGGTCGTGTGCCCCGCCGGGGTCTGCTGCGTCGCCATGACGTCCACGGTGGTGTCGATGCGCGGGCCCACCGCGAGGGGGAACGGCTCCCCGTCGATAAGGACACGGGCGCCCTTGCCGGTGCGCGTGACCGTGATGACGTCCGGGACCCGCGGCCCCGCCTGCTCTGCGTTACTCGACATGGATGCGCCTCCTGTCAGAGGGGCGGCGCCTGCGTCGGCCCGCCCGGGGCTGCGAAGTGATGACGGCGTCCGAGACGGCCATGGACCCGGCGATGACCACGAACGCCGTTGCGAAGTGCTCGAACCACCGGGTCCACATGCCCCCGGGGGCCAGGCCCAGCACAGCGGCGCCGGTAGCTATCACGGAGGCGCCGATGACGCCCCACGCGAGCACGTCGCGCCACATCACGCGGCGCCACCACGGGTAGCCCAGCGGCGCGGTCTGTCCTGCGTTACTCGGCATGGATGCTTCTCCTGTTCCGGCGGCGCCGGCGGCGTCCGCGGCGGGCTGGGTGAACGGCGACGTCGATGACGACGACGCCGATAAGGACGGCGGGGAACGACACTGCGAAGTAGGCGGCCCACTCCCTCCACGGGCCGCCGGGGGGCAGCGCCCACGCGGTGACGGCCGTAGCGATCGCACCCGCGCACGCGACGCTGTACGGGACAGCGCGGCGCCACTCCACGAGGCGCCACCACGGGGAGCGCTCGTAGGCGCTCACCGGGTTGTTCCCGCCGCTGCGAGGGAGCGCCGCTGAGCGCTACTTGAGCGCTCCTCCTGCTCCCGCCACAGCTTCGCCACCTTGCGCGCGTAGGACTTGGAGCCGCACCCTGCGAGCGCTTGGAGGCGCGGCCCGTCCGGCCACCGCTCGCATGAGCGCTCGTGATCGAAAGCGTCCCGGAGGCGCCTCTCCACGTCGCCGCGGGCAAGGATCGGTGTAGGAGCGGGGAGCGGCGCCTCCTCGTCGTCGGCCTGGAGCGGCGCCGTCACGTGGCGCAGAGAGCGCCACTCGGTAGCGCTCGCCCGCTCCTGACCGGTCGCCGCTCCCACGGACACGCGGGGAGGCGCGGGGGAGCGCTCCTGCGCCTGCGCTTCTACGAGCGGCGGCGCCGGCGGTAGGAGCGCGGGCGGGGCGGCGCTCGTGAGCGCTCCTAGTGGCGCCACAGCTCCGACCTGCGAAGAGTCGCGGGAGCGGCGCTCATGAGCGCTCTTAGCGCCCAGGTACTCCACCGTGATCAGGAGCGCCACCGGGGCCCACGCCGAGATGATGCGCGCTCCCACGACCGGCTCCGCCGCGGCGATGTTCGCCGCGAGCGACGCTCCTACGCCGAGCAGGAAACCGGCGCGCGCCCACCTAGTAGCGCGCTTGCCGATCTGCTCGGTGTGTAGGAGCGCGTCCGCCGTGATCACGATCAGAGCGTCGACGGACAGCGGTAGGAGCGCCGCTGTGTCCTGACCCTCGCCGTAGTGGAGCGCCACTGAGCGCATGTGCTGGTAGCTCGCGTACGCCGCGATCCCAGCCACCGCGAGGACCGCGCCTCTACGGGAGAGGACACGAGCGCCACCGGAGCGCCACCACGAGCGCGTCATGAGCGCTCCTGACGGCGCCGCGCGGAGCGGGCGGCAAGCTCCGTGGCGAGCAGGAGTGCGAGAGGCGCGGAGAGCGCCAGTAGGAGCGCGGTCATGAGCGCTCCTCCGGGGGCGGCGGGTACAGCGCGTCGTGGAGGAGGCGGGTCGCTTTCTGCCACGCGAGGCGCTGCGCGGCGCCGGCCCGGGTCGCCGGTGACACCGACGCCCACCCTTGCGGCGACTCCCACGCGGTGAGCAGCGCGACGGCAGCGGCGAGCTGCCCCTCGGCCTTCTGCGCGCGGGAGCGGAACTCCTCCGCGTAGGTCAGGGTTTCGAACACGTCGTTGACGGCCTTGTCCCGCTCGCGGCCGGCCTGGACTATGCACTCCACCACCGCGGTGAGCGTCATCGACGGGACCGTGACGCCCCGCTCGCCGTGCCCCCGCCGGATGTTGCGCTCCGCGGTGGCGTGCGCGTTGGACACCTGGTCGAGGGCCTGCTCTGCGGTGACCTGCTCTCCGCGGTCCGTGGTGACCAGCGGGGCCGTGTCCGCCTCGTCGGGCGCAGCGGTCGGGTCGAGGTCTTCGGTCACGTGCTACTCCTCCTGTCGGCGCGCTCCTGCATGAGCGCGTGGATGTCGCCTCGGCGGTACCGGCGGTGGCCGCCCGGGGTGCGCACCGCGTCGATGCGGCCCTGGGCCTGCCAGTCCCTGACGGTGCGGGGGCGGACGTTGAGCGCGGCGCCGGCCTCTTCCGGGGTCAGCAGCTCGTCCTCCACGGCGGGCGGCGGCGGGCCGCCCCTCACCGGAGGCCCTGAGCTGCGATCCGGCGGCGCTCGGGCCGGGTTTCCACCCAGTACACGAGCAGGTCGAGCGGGCAGGCGAGCACCCAGAGGAGTGCTCGGGTGAGCGGGTCGAGGATTCGGGTCAGCATGGGGGGGTCTCCTGGGTCGGGTCGGGGTGTGGCGGGGCCCTCCGGGGCCGAAGCCCCGGAGGGTGAGACTGTACAGGGAAACCGTACACTCCCGCGTGGATGGTGTGGGGGTAGTTCCCTACGAGTCCAGGTCCGCCACGGTGGCCGCGGCCGGTTGGCTGTGCTTCGGGACGAACGTCCCGGCGGACTTGATCGACGCGCCGGCGATGATCCCCGAGCCCAGCCGGAGGTGCTGGTGCACGATTTCCAGCGCGTCGTCCACCCACAGCTGCGGCTTCCACCCCTGCGAGCCGTACCCGTCCCGCACCTGCTGGACGGTGAGGACACGGCGCGCCCACCACGTGACGGCGTGGACCAGCGCCGCGTTGTCCTCGACCGCGGCCTTACGGTCAGCGGCCTCCACCACACGTGCCAGCAGCTCCCGCTGCTGGCACGTGTAGGCGACCACGATCGCCCGGTCCTGCGGCGCGTGGATAAGCCACTCGATAGCAAGCGCCGTGTGCCCCATGCCCGCGGGGCCGACGGTGACCTTCGGCAGGTCAGTCACCGATCCTCACCCACTGACGGCACCCGGAGGACTTGAACGCCTCATCCGACGGCAGGACCGTGACGATGCTCTGACCGTGGGTGTAGTCCGCGGCGATGATGCCCTTGTACGTGCCCGAGAAATCCCGCAGGCGTTCCCACGAGCAGCCCACGACGCTGCCCGGGTCGACCGGCTCGGACTTCCACGTGCCAGGGGTCATGTCGCCCGGCACCCGGAACGTGCCCGTGCCCTCCACCGTGAGGACACGGACAGGGGTCGAGGGCGAGGGGGCCTTGGTCGACGAGGTGACCGGCGGGGCCGAGGTGACCGGCGAGGCCGGCCCGGAGGAGATACCGGGGGCGGCGATGGGGGCCTTCGGGTCCTCGCCGCCCGCGACGAGCGCGGTAGTGAACACGCCGCAGCAGGCCAGCAGGATGACGGCGCCGACGACGGCCAGGGCGATTGGCCACACCTTGCGCTTGCGCGGGGCGTGCTCGGTGGATAGGTCCATGACAGGTAGAGCCCTTCCGTGGGTGGGGGATGCGACGCGCTTCTGGCGCGCTCCACGGCGCACAGGGGTGAGTCCTGTGCGCCGCGGGGCGGGTCAGCAGCCGGTGCAGGTCGGCCGCCGGCACCGCACCCGGTCGTACAGCTCCTCCGCCAGCTCGGCCAGGGTCAGGCACGGCTGTGACCCGTCCGGCAGCGGTGAGCACACGATGTACTCCAGGTCGGCCCGGCCGTAGTTCGCCAGCGCCACCGCGGCCGGTACCGGTATCCGCATCGCGTCGGTGACCTGCTCGACGGGGGCGGCGCACCCGTCGCAAGTGATCTGCTGCCCGCTGGGCGTCCGGGGTGGTGCCATGGGGGGGCCTGCCTTTCGGGTGTGTGGGGGGTGGTGCGCCGGCCGGGGGCCGCTACCGTCTGGTGCGGGGTGTCGATCGTGGCTCCGTGGTCCGCCCCGGCCGCGCCCCGGCCCCCTCCTGGGTTCCCTCCCGAGGGGCCGGGGCGGCGGTCGAGCGGGGTCAGCCGATCCGGTCGTGGAGGGACACCGGGTGGTAGCCGCCGGTGAGGTCGAGCCACCGTCCGTCGTTCGTGAACAGGAACGCCCCGCCGGCGAGCGCGGCGAAGTTGGTCGCCTCCATGATCGGCACGGCGTGGACGTAGGGGCCCGACTGGAGTTCCCGGAGGACGAGGGCGACCGCGGGGGCGAACAGGCTGCACGGCTCGGCCTGGGCGAACTCCGGGACGGGGTCGACCTTCGTGGCGACGTGGACGGCGGTTCGGTCGATGATGCCCACGACGGTGACCTGCGACGCCCACGAGGACATGCGGCCGGGAATGGCGGCGTAGTCGGTCGGGCGGTAGATGTTGGCGCGGAGCCCCATGCGCAGGTGGGCGTAGGCGGGGGCCGGTTCGGCCTGGGTGGCGGCGGTCATGGAGCGCTCCGTTCGGGGTGGTTGTGTCGCTGACTGACACACCATACGTCCCCGGACCGTGTGTGTACAAGGAACCGACACACATTGGCCCTGTTAGGCCAGCGCCATGAACTCCCCACGCGTCGCCGCGTCCGACCGGAACTTGCCCACCAGATGCGACGACACCATCTCCGCCCCCTCCGCCCGAGCCCCCCGCAACGTCATGCACGTGTGAGCGCTCGTGATGACACACCCCGCGGCCACAACGTCCATGTGATCGTCGATGGCCTCCACCACCTGCTGGCCCAGACGCTCCTGCACCTGCGGCCGGGCCGCGTACCCCCGGACCAGACGGGCCAGCTTCGACAGCCCCACAATCGGCGCGTCCACCGCGGGGATGTACCCCACCGTGGCCCGGCCCGTGAACGCCAGCACGTGATGCTCACACACAGCCGTGAACGGGACCCGTCGGACGACGATCAGGCCCGGGTCGCGCGTCTCCGGAGGGAACTGCACGTTCAGGTGGACCGCAGGGTCGGCGTGCAGCCCCTCCGTCAGCTCCGCCAGCGCGCGGACCATACGCCGCGGCGTCGCCACCAGATGCCCCACCGACGTATCGATGCCCAGCGCCTCCAGCATGGTTTGCGCGGCCAGCTCGGCCGCGTCGAGGTCCACACCCGCCGCCCGGCCGTTGAGCCCGGCCCGTGACTGCACCGTCGTCATTACCGCCCCTTGTCCTCATCCGGCCACAGGAACACGTGCATGCGCTGCGTGAGGTTCCACCCCCGCGCCAACACCGGATCCGCCAGCGCAGAGCCGCGGGCCATCAACACCTCCGGGGTGACGCCCTCCGGCATGATCCACACGTGGTGGGCCCGGATACCCGCCGCGGTGACGACGCCCTGCACGTGGTCGAGGTCGTCGTCGTCGCGGACTACGAACTTGAACACCGCGCGGCCTGTCTCCGCCAGCTCCCGCAGCACGTGCCGCCGGATGCGGTCCGCCGGCGTGCCGCCCGCGTGCGCCAGCTTCGGCGAGACGTTCCACCGCGTGACCGTGTTGAGCGATGGGACCGTCGGCAGCACGGTGCCGTTCGTCTCCACCTCCACGTCGCCCAGGTCCGCAAGCCCCTGGACCAGCGGCGTCCACCCCGGGGTGCGCTGGTGCAGCAGCGGCTCCCCGCCCGTGACCACCGTCAGCGGCGCGCGGGACTCCGCCACCCTGGCGAGCACCGAGTTGACCGGCACCCGCGTCAGCTCTTTGCGCAGGTCGAACCGGGACGCGTCCCACGTGTACGGGGTGTCGCACCACGTGCATGACAGGTTGCACCCGCCGAGGCGGACGAACATCGCCTGGCGGCCCGTCGACGGTCCCTCACCTTGGAACGTCGGGCCGAACACTTCCGCGACGACCACCGACATGCCCGCGCCGGGCCCTTTGACGAACCCCGGCTCCAGTACGTCCGTCACCGGTCCGCCTCCCAGATCGCCGTGTTGACGCGAGTTTCCCGGACCGACACCCGGGTGACCGTAGCGCCGTGCTCCGACAGCAGGCCCGTGTACAGCAGGCGTGCGGCCACGCGGGACAGCAGCGTCGCCACGTTCTCCACCGTCGGCCACGCCAGACCCGCGGCGAGGGAACCGCCAGGCCACTCCACGGGGCCGGCCGCGAACAGGTACAGCTTGCAGCCGGCCTCCTGTAGGGGCGTGACCAGCTCGTCGTCCGCGCCGAGCATCGTGCCGTGGTCGAGGTTCGTGTCGATCCAGTCCCGCAGCAGCGCCTTGTACGCGCCGAACTCCACCACCGTGCCCTGCGGCGACAGCTTCGGCGTCGACACCGTGACCTTGGTCCACCACGAGTGGCCGTGCAAGCTGGCGCACTTACCGCCGAGGTGGGGGAGGCGGTGCGCGGTCTCGAAGTTGTGCGCCACCCGAACTGAGTACCTGGTCACGTCGTGCGCTCCACCGTGTACCGGGTGACGCCGGCGTCGTGACCGATGCTGTCCTCGACGCCCTCGACGTCGAGGTGGACCGCGCGGAGCAGGTAGTCCCCGCCCCACTTCTCCCACTCCGCGGCTACGTACCCGTCGAGGTGGGCGAAGAGGCGGCGGGTCGCCTCCTCATTCGTCGCGTTGCGGAAGGGGTGCTCGGTGCCGGTCATCTCGAATACCCGTGCGCGGAGCGCGTCGTTCGTGGCCTTGAATGAGGGGAACCCCCGCCCGCCGCTCGGGTGCTCGTACACCACCGATACCGCGGCCGTGTGGCAATGCGACTTGAGTCCCATTTCCTGATTCTGGTTACAGAAAAAGATGGGAATGGGGCCGAGGGTGACCGTTTCTCTAAGTGGCTGCTCCGTCATGCTTTCTCGTCCTTCCGCGCTGGCTCCAGCGGGCCTTCGAGTTGAGACCGCGGTGGGAATGCTGCCAGACCCATCGCGTCGGTGCGCGCCATGACGTGCTGCCATACCGTGTTCGCGTCCTGGACCGCGTCCGAGTAGACCACCTGGGCGGATCGGCGGCCGGTGGGGGAGTCCGGTGGGGCCTGCTGGTCGTACAGGAATCGGGGTCCCAGGTCACCTACGCGCCGCGAGGCGACGTGCGCGATCTTGACGTTGGGGAACCGGAGAGGGTTGAGCCACGACGACGAGTCACCCGAGTCCATCGGCACCGACAGGCACCACTCGTTGGGCGTGAGTCCGAGCATGTGGACCCACAGATCCGGGTACCGGCGGCGCCGTTCCCACATGGTGTGGAGCATCCGGACCCGCACGGGCTGGGTGGACAGTGACACGTTGCCCCAGCACACCCGGTCGTACTGCTCGGCCAGCTCGTCGAAGTAGTCCCAGCCGTCAGACAGCGGATGGTAAACCGGGATGGGGCGGAGCCCTTCCTGTTCGAATTCCCGCCGGACCCTGCGTTTCGTTTCCCGGCCGCCCTGGTCCAGCTCGACATAGCCCCAGAGGCGTTCGCCGTACCGCGACACCAGATAGACGTACCGGTCCCGCAATTGGCGGTACCCGGGAATGTCTTCCGGGGGCAGAGTCAGGGCGTCGTAGAAGCTGATGCCCGCGGCTTTGCGGTGGGTGTTCGTCAGGGTGAAGATTCCCGAGTCCAGCAGGACCGCGTGCCCCGCGTCCAGCAGCTCCACCAGGAACGTCTCCCCGGCCGGGCTCATCAGTTGATCCACCGGGATGAGCATGTGACGCGGGTACCGCTGGGCCCAGCCCGCCGCGAAGTAGAGGTGCCGGTCAGCCGGGTCGAACGCCCCGCCTCCGGTGACGTACCGGGGCGGCGCCGCCGTCACGAGCTGCCCCGCGCGGCCGCGGCCGCGTCACGGCGCCACTTGTACAGGTTGAGGCAGTACACCCAGAGGTACGCCGCCGCCGCGGCGTAGAACCCCCACTGAGCCGTGACCGTCGCGTACGCGAACCAAAGGACCTGGGCCGCGGCGCCGACAGCCCAGCCCCACCACGAGCCGCGGCCGGCCAGCCACAGCCCGAGCACGCCCACGCCGGCGAGCAGCCAGGACCACCACCAGGCGCTCACCTGCCCCCCTTACACACCGGGGTCTCCCCGGTGATCCTCGCCCACTTCGTGATCAGCCACCCGGCCAGGTACAGGTTCGGCTGCACCATGACGACCGGATGGTCCTGGGCCTCCTCTGCGAACGGGGCCAGCGGCGTCGGGTAGGGCCAGAACAGGGTGTCCGGGGTGGCCAGCAGCGGCACCCACTGCGGCCAGCCCTCGTGGACGTCGCCGCACACCAGGCGGTGCCGGCCCAGGAACCAAACCTGGCCGGGCTCCGGCATGTAGTCCGGCTCTCCGACGGTGACCCCGGCCAGCGCCAACAGCTCGCCCTTCGGCACCGGGTCGTTGCCGTCCGGGTCCGCCTCCGCCGAGCCGAGGTCGCCCGCGGCGGCCAGTTCCTCTTGGAGGCCGGCGAGGTCGGTGTCGTCGAAACCGGCCGCTGACATGAGGTCCGGGTCGTCGGCCAGGTCCTCCAGCATGTCCACGAGCTGCCCAGTGTCCCACCCGCCGCGTTCGGTGTACCGGTTGAGCGCGACCAGCAGGCCCTCCGCCTCTTTGTCCGACCGCGACGCCCAGCCGCGTTGGACGGGGGTGAGCCACTGCCCGCCGTCGGTGGTGGCAAGTACACCGTCCGGCGGGTCCTCGCCCGCGTCGCGCATGCCCTGCAGGGCCTCCCGCCGTCCGTGGCCACCGATAAGGCGGCCCGTGCGCTCGTCGAGGATGACCGCGTCCGCCATGCCGAACCGTTCGATCGCGCGGCGGATGCCGTCGAGGTCGTGCCCCTTCGGGTTGCGGGGCGCCGCGGGCAGGTCGTCAACGTCCATGTACTCGGTCCACCGCGGCGGGCGGCCCACGACCGGGCTGTCCGGTTCGTCCCCGGCCTCGAGTTGTGGGGCGGCCGGATCCGGCTCGGTGAACGTCGCCCGCGGCGCCGACAGCTTCGGCTTGGCCGTCACCTACACGGCTCCTCGTCGTCGGTGAGGTCCACGCGGGAGCTCTCGATCCAGTAGGACGCGCCGCCGGCCTTAGCGACGCGGGACGCCACCTCCCAGAACGGCGGGCCCTGCGGCTCGTCGTCGGGCGGCGCCGGGTGGACACCCACCCGGCCCTCCAGCCACGCCCGGTTATCGCAGAGGACCGCGCCGCACGGCACGCACCGCTGCACCATGTCCACCGGCAGGCCCGCCACGTGGACGGTGTAGGTGGCGCTCACTCGTCGTCTCCGAGCGGCGGGACGGGATGCGGGCCGGCGAACGTCGGCGCCGGGATGCCCGAGGACGGGGCCGGCGGCGCCGGCGACGTCGCCTCCAGCCGCGCGGCGACGTCCCACGCCTCTACCGGGGTCATGCCCTGGGCGATCGCGTTGTCGTACGCCGCGCGCTGCTCGTCGGTCATCCATCCCAGGTTCGACGTCGCGGCCGGCTGCTCGGGCGTCGGCGCCGACCGGTGCCCGTCCCAGGCCTGCGTGCCGTTGCGGTGCGCGTCGCGGTGCCCCTGCGGCATCTCGACCACGGCCTCCGGGAGCGTGTCCTGGGCGCCTGTGCGGGCGAAGTAGGCGTCCCGGTAGGCCTGGACTACCCGCGGGCGTCCCAGCTCGTCGAGGATCGGCTCGATAGCCAGGATCTCCACGACCGGGATCAGCTCGGGGCCTTCGTGCTCGTCCTCGTTGCGGTGAACACGGCGGATCGTCTCGTACACCCCGATCTTGACCACCGCGTAAATGACGTCCTCGTCGCGCTCGACCAGACGCTCCGATATGGCGGCCAGACCGTTGTACGTCTCGGCCGGGGCCGCGCCGCGTATGCGGACCTTGCCCATGGGTTCCCTCCCAGGTGTGTGAGTGGCCACCCAGCATGGGCCACTGACCCGACGTTAGGGAATCGGTGCGACAGGAACACGGGGACAGCGAAGCGGCCCGCCCCCGATGCCAACGGGGGCGGGCCGCTCGGGCACGCCAGGGTCAGACGCCCCCGGCCTGGGCCGCCATGCCGGCTTCGAAACCGGCGACCCACACCGGGACCTGCTGGCCTGTGAGCGCCACCGTGCGGCCCGCGTACTCGACCACGTAGAGCCGCGGGGCGCCGGTGACGTCGTTGGGTTGCTCCATGCGGAGATAGCGGACGTGCCCCGCCTCGTCCAGGCGCATGAGTAGCGCGATCTTGGCCGCGAAACCGCGGTCTCCGGGGCCGATGCGCTGGGCTGCGCTCACGTGCCCGCCCTTCTCGAACTGTCGGTTTGTGTGTCGGTTACGTGTACAGGCTAGGTCCGGGTGTGTTCGCGTGCAACGGACACACCCGGACCGTCCGGGCCTACTGTCCGCCGAGAGCCTGCCCGCGTTCCTTGAGACGCAGCAGGTCCTCCATCGCGGCGAGGCCCTGCTCCATCTCGCGCTGGCGGCGCAGCAGTCCGCGCTGGCAGTCCAGCAGCTCGCTCTGGCGGTGCAGCAGGGCCGCGTTCTCCTCCATGACCTCGGCGAGGCGGTCCGCGTCGATCCTCCAGTCCCGTTCTACGCCCTCCAGGGTGCTGACGGTGCTACGGATGACGTTGTCCAGTGCCTCCAGGGCGTGCCTGGCCAGGCGGCCGGCGGCGGCCGGGTCGCTGGTCTCGGTCACCCCGTCGACCAGGCGGCGGGCCAGGTCAGCGAACAGCACGGTGCCCGCAACCTCCTGACGCAGACCGTCGAACGCCTCCTCATGCTCCGTCGGGATGCCGTACTTCCTGGCCACTTCGACAGTGGGCGTGCTCCACGGGCTCATGACCGGCTACCGATCGGGGTCTCCGTCGCGCAACCCGCGCAGGTGCCGACCTGGACGGCGATCGCATACAGGTCGCGCACCTCGTGGCGGACGCGGTACTCGTGCTGGCAGGTGAGGCAGGTGGTCGCCACGGCGGCCGTAGCGCCGGCGATCCGGTCCCGTTCCGCTACGAGCTGGGTGTGGGTGTCGAGGCCCGCGCTGGCCAGCGCGTCGGCCAGGTGGGTGAGCAGCAGGAGGCGGGAGCGGAGCCGGTACAGCTCCCGCACGGTGATGTTGAGCGGCGGTGCGCTGCCGGTCGGGGTGGTGGTCACGCGGTGGGTCCCTTCGGGTCGGTCGGGGTGGGTGGTCAGCCCTGCTGTGCGCAGGGGTAGCTGGCGGGGTGGACGCCGGCCGGGAGCGCGCAGGTGTCGCACGACGGGTAGCCGCGGCTGTCCAGCTCCTCGTGGAGGATGTCCAGCGCGGCGGACATGTCGCCCTGGGCCGGGTCCTCGTGCATCTTCCACACGGTGCGGTGGTACTCCTCCAGCACGCCGTCGGTGAGCCAGCCGCACACCGTGCGCATGCGGTCCGCGGCGGTACCGCCGAGCGCGTCGGTCGCGGTACCGAGGTGGGAAGGTGTCGTCATGGGTCGGTCCTCCTGAGTGGTTAGGACGCCTGCCACAGCGCGCCGGTGTGGGAGATGGCGGAGGAGTGGTTCTTGCCTCCGCACTGGCAGGTGCAGCGGCGTCCGGTGCCTTCGGTGCACCACGGGCCGCACTCCCGCTTGCCGACGGTGCCCGAGACCGGGACCAAGACAGTCCAGCGGCGGCAGGCGGGACAACGGACCTGCCAGCAGTTCTCGTACGCCTCATGCGCAGTGGTCGAGAACACGTGTCCAGCGCTGCACTTGCCGATTGCCCGGTGCCCGATTGCGCTGTGTGCTGCCATCGCCGTTGCCCTTCGTCGGTGTGTCGCTTGCCTGTACAGACTAACACACCTCTTGCGTCCGTGTGTAGGTCCTCGACACAGCGAGCAGGGGGCGCCGGCCTGCTCGGCCAGCGCCCCCGCACAGCTCGACGACTCCCGCTATCCCAGTTCCAGCTCTGCCCGCTTCGTCAGCCAGTCAGTGACGTACTGGCCGTTGGCGATTCGCTCCTGCATCGGGTTGTCACGACGAGGGGCATTGGCCCAATCGCCGGTACGCCACTTCTCCCGAGCCTCCATCAACGCGTCGAAGCGCCCTTTCCTCTCGATCTTCTCCAAGTCGGGAGAGGCGTCAGCCTTGCTCCCGGTGAAGAGTTGCGCCCGGGCATCCGCGACCAGCCGCTCGACCGCGCGCAGGGCCTCCGCCGCTTCCTCCGGCGTGCCACGGAAACCCGCGAGCGCGCTGTCGAGGTCGAACCGCAGCCTGTCCAGCTCCTGTCGTGCGACCGTCGCCCGGACCCTCTTGTCCGCGGCGGGGAGCAGCCTGGCCGCGTAGCGATCGCCGATCAGGCGGCCGTCGGTCCGGCGGTACTTCCTGCCGGCCTCGGTGACAATCTGGGTGGCCGTGAGCCTGTCGACCGTCGTGAGCTGTGCAATCGCCGGTCCGGGTCCGCGCATCTCGTAGTGCGCCACCCGGTCACCCGGCTGGAAATCGGTCACGGGGCCGCCGCCCGGGCCGCGGCGCCGGCGAGCTGCGGGGCGTCGAATTCGAACACGCCCGACGCGTTGACCTCGACCAGCAGCGGCACCTCCCCGGTGTCCTCGCCCTGGCGGATGTCCGCCACGTGGACGAACGGTTGACCGTCCTCCCGGACGTCCACCATGAGCGACACCCCGTGGACCTCGATCGTGTAGGCGTCCGCCTTGTCGCCCGTCTCCGGCTCAAGGGGGCGGACGGTGACGACAGCGTCCCGGACCATCACCTCCACGCCCTCATCCGGCGCCCGGTCGGTGCGGTTGTGCCACTCCAGGTGGGCTTTCATGTCCAGCGCGTGCTGGTCCAGCTCGCCCGGGGGGACGATGATGCCCGGCGACATGCGGTGCCCGCCGTCGGCGTAGTGGAGGTGCGCCGGCTCGCCGCTCACTTTCCCACCTGCGCCCAGCTACGGCACCCGGGGCAGTCCGCGGGCGGCCGGTGCTCCGGGGAGTCGGCCGGCACGGTGCAGGCGTGGAACCGGGAGCGGTAGGTGTCGGCCAGGTAGCCGGCGGACTTGATCGTGCGGCGGGCCTGGTCCTGCCCGTCCTCCGGCGGCGCCGGCCGGTCCATGGAGCACCCGGGTACGTGGGGGGCTCGGCCCATGCCGCGGTCGGGCGGGCAGGAGCAGCCGACCGACTCGCGTACGTACTTCTCGATCGCGTCCGCGGTGTTCACAGCGGCACCACGCCGTCCAGGGCGAGCCAGGGCGCCGACTCCGCGGCCTGGACCACCTCTTTTACGTCGATGTGGTCCACGAGGTGTAGCTCGTGGTCGGGGTGGGCGGTGATCGGGGGGCCTGACTGGACAGGGACGACGTAGCCACTGGTCCATGTCGAGTAGCCCCCCCGGTCGCGCACCTCCGTGGGTCGTCCGGTGACTAGCTCGGCGACGTCGTGACCAGGTGCCAAGCCCACCACGATCATGCCCGGTTCAAGGTCTCTCGGTAGCATTGGTCCGCACTCCTCCCGTTTCGTGTGTGTACAGGTCAACTACACACACCCAACGGTAGACGCAGAGCGCGTCCCTGTACAGGGAAACGGGACAGTCAAGAGGTCGGATTCAGGCGCCAGACAGTCGAAAGCCCCCTCGGACCGGACGGACGCCAGCACGGCGACCCGAGGGGGCGATCGGACTAGGACATCCGACTGAGCTGCGCCAGCGACGCTACCTGACCCCGCCCTCCACCGTCCACGTTTCCCCCGGGCCCAGGACGAACAGCAGACGCGACCCGCCCCGATCGTCCAGCAGCCGCACCTCCCGCCGAGCCTCATACAGAACCGGGACGTCGACAGGCAGCGCAAGACCGTTGGGCGACAGGCGCCAACCCTTCGCCAGCGCCTCCAGCTTCCCTTCCCCCTCCACCCACCCGTGGCACCCCGTCGTGCCCGTACCGTCCATGAGCACGCCGTTGGCCGGGCCCCCCACCCACTCCAGCGACGTCCCGCCCGCGGCCCGAGCACGGCGGTGCTGGATCGACCCCCGGACCCCCGAGATGCGCCGGCCGCACCGCACGCAGCACCGCTCGTCCCGCGCGTAGATCAACCCCCGTGACCGCTTGGAGAACGACCCATCCGGCGGCGCCGCCGACCGGCGATGCTCCCGCGGCGCCGGCGACACCGGGGGAGCAGGAGGCCGGCGGACCCACCTCGTACGCGCCAGGCCCGCCGTACGCGCCAACGGCTCGCCCCGAGACAGCCCCTTGCCCCGCGCCAGCGGGGTACGGCGATCACCGAACGCCACGGAGCCCCCGCATCGCATCCCCGCACGCCCGGCAGATACCCACGCCCCGGCTCCCGGTCCAGATGGTGTCACGGGCTCGCCACTGGTGCCCGCCGAACATGGCGCCGCACCTCGGGCACGGCCGCCAGAAATAGCCCCGCCAGCGCGCCCAGAGGCGGTGCGCCCACCGCGGGATCACTGCGGCGCCTTCGGGGTCCAGGGGATGCCCCACCGGTACGCCGCGGCGTCCATCGCTGCCCGTACCTCCGGGGTCCACGTCGGCTCCCGGCCGCCCAGCCACTCCGGCGGATCCGGCGGCGGGGGCAGCTCGAACGGCGGGTTGTCGATCGGTGCGCGGTGCGACATGGGCGCGGGGATGCCGTCGCCCAGCCACTCACGCAGGTCAGTGCTCGGGGTCAGCTCGGTCACCGCGTCTCCCGCGGCGCCTGGTAGTGGTTCTGGGCAAGCCACATGATCTGTTCGGCGAGCTGGACCGCCTGCGCTAGCGGCATGTGGACCACGGCCTCGACGGTCGGCCCGTCGGGGTTGTTGCGGTCCGCCGGCGCCTCGGCCCCCACCCAGACGGACGGGACGAACGCAGCGCTGGACTCGTAGACGCGGACCGCGCCGGCCGGCCGGCCCGCGTGGAACCCCGCGACCGGCGGGAGGTGCTGGAATCCCCGTTCCGTGCGCTCCGGGCGCAGGTGCGGCGGGACGTCCGCGACGTCGTAGTAGACGCCCGGCCACGACTCTTTGAACGTCAAGCTCAGGCCAGGGCTCTGGACGCGGTGCTCGCCGCTGCACGGGACGTGCGCGTCGAGCGGCAGCGTGCAGCGCAGCGCCATGCCCGAGGTGGCGTCCTGTAGCCGCCAGGGGCAGGACCAGTCCTCCTCCGGCGCCGGGGGACACGAGCACGTCCGCGGGCCGATGTGCATTCCGCGTTCGGGGCACGGGCCTTCGTTGCGGCGGTGGAACGGCGACCGATACGCCGGCGGGTCGGCAACGTTCGGGGTCTCGTTGAGAGCCGCGGCGACGAACTGGTCCTGTGCGGCCTTCCTCACTGCCAGCACGTCCTCCGCCGGCGGCCGGTAGGCGTTGGGGTCCGGCAGGTCGGCCACGCGGCCGGCGAACGTGGGGCGGGCCGGCAAGTCCGCGACGGCCCGCCGGAGTATCTGCGCGTCGCCCGGGGTGATCGCCCCGCGGTTCTCCGCCGCGGTGATGCTGTCCTCCGTGATCGGCTCGGGCACTCCCAACACGGTGACTTCGACGTTGTGAACGGTCTTGGTCGGGTCGATGCGGAAGACACCCGGGGCGCCCTCCATCCACCGGACGCTGACCCCTCCGTCTAGCGATGCCATGTGCTCCCCCTCCGTGACGTGTTCCTCCACGGAGAGTGTGCAAGCTACGGCGATGCCTTGCGGCCAGAACGCGAGACGCCACGGGCAGGGCCCCAGCTCGGCGACGGTCGACATGAGCTCCCTTTCACTGCCCCGGAGGTCGGGTAGGTGTGCCGTACCGCCCGCGGCCGGGGCGCCGCGAGCGGCACGAGGTGGGGCGGTTACCCGCCGGCGGCGCGCTCGCCGGTAGCCCGCTCCTGGTGGTCGGCCGGGCGCTCCTGGTGGGGCACGGTGCGCCGGCGGAACTGGACCACCGTGGGACGCGCCAGACGTCGGCCGCCCGGGGCGGACGCCTCGTGCCCGCACCGCATGCAGTGCGAGTCCAGGAACAGGCCGTGCGCCGTCTCGACCGGGGCCTCGCCCAGCATCGGGCCCTGGCAGAGGCGGCAGCGGCCTACGGGCTGCCCCGTACCGACGAGGTATTCCCACCGGTCGACCGTGATGCCCGTCGCTGTCGCCACCGCTCTCACCTCCCACAGTGTGCCGGTTACAGACACAGTGTCCCACGTTTCGTGGCCGCGGTCGAATGACTACGCCCCCGACGCCAGCCGCAGGTAACGCGAACCTGCCCGCTCCGACGCCTGTTCCCGAGCGCAGTGAGCGCACCCGGTCGGGTCGGTCGAGGTAGGCACCCACGGGTGAGAGCTGCACCGACCGGCAGGACCAGGAGGCGGTGCGGGGAGGTCGGTCGGCGGGCGGAACTGTCGAGCCACGGCGGGCCACCCTTCTTCGTCCACAGAGGAGGCTTCGCGCGTGGAACCGGTTACCGCTTGCGAAACCACCTGCTCTTGGTTGTTGGGGTAGGTGGGTGGAGAGACGTAGGGGGGAATCCGGACCCCTATGGGCGCCTCGCTGGGTCCCAATGGGTCCGGTAGGGGACCGTCACCCACCCCCAAAGTGTGCGCCTCGGAACCCAGTTTTTCCACAGGGGACGGTTCGACGATCGGCGGGTTGTCCACAACCTTGAGCTGACCCTTGCGCTTGGCGCGGATCGTTCGGGCCATGCCCTGAATCTCCGCCGGCATCGGGCACGCGACGTCGCCCAGGTAACCCGCCTCGTCCTGTTGCGGCACCACGAGTCGGTACTCGTCGGCGTGCGTCGAGGACCTGCCCCGGCCCGACCGGACCCGTTCGACGAGACCCACCTCGCGAAGCGTGCGCAGAGCCCCGGTGACGGTTTTCCAGTCGAGCTGCGTGTAAGCCACCAGCAGGGCGACGCCGGGGTGTGAGCGCGTGCCGTCCCGGTCGGCGTGCTTGGCAAGGCAGAACGCGACCAGCTTCGCGCTCGACCCGATACGGGCCCGGAGCGCCAGGTCCTGCCATTCCCACACGTTGAATTCGCAAACATCCTGCATCTGACTAAACCCCTTAATTCGGGGTAGCTCGAATGGACGCAGGGGGGCAGGGTTCTGTATCCTTACCCCTGCGTCACTCACTCCGTGGCTGGAGCGAGAGAACGAACTACCCGAGTCGGTGAGTCGCATCGGGACGAGCTACAGAGTCTTTCTTCTGACAAGTGGAGACTTTAGGGGCCCGCCGGACTACTAGTCCAGCGGGCCCCACTCGTTTACATCAGCCACACGCGTAACTAGTCGCGGCGACGCAGCCAGTAGGCCTCCTCGTGGTAGCCGAACCGTTCCCAGCCGTCCCGGCCGACGTGACGGTTGACCTCCCACCCGCCCCGGTCGTCCGGCGGATCGTTGCTACCCGTCCACGCCTTCCGCTGACCGGTCGTCGTGTAGTACTCGTAGTCGGGGTGGATGCGGTGCGAGTGCAGGAACCCCTCCAGCCGGGCCCGCTCCGCAGCGTCCGTCTCGGCGTCGGTCGGTACCGCGGGTACCCAGCCGGTCCACCAGCAGCCCAGGCACGGCCCCACCCGGCACAGCACCAGCGGGCCGGGACGGTGCAGCCACAGCCACCGCAACCCGTGGAACAGCAGCCGCGGCTGGCCCGAGGATTTCCGGCACGGCTCGCCCGGTCGCGCGTTGCACGTCGAGGCAGGGCACTCCACCGTTGCCGGGTCGTCGTCCACCTTGCTGGGGGTCATGAGCGGTCCTTTCTCGGTTCGGCGCCGCGCCTGGTGACGCGAACGTTGATCGGTCTGGTGAACGCCACCTTGGCCCACATGGCCGGGTGGAGGCGGAGCGATTCCTCGTGCGCCGGCCCGTCCACCCAACCCGTGCTGACGATGATGAGGCAGTCCGCCCGGGCGACGGGGACCAGCGCCAGGTCCTCGTCGCGCGTTCGGCGGATGAGGGCCGGGCATCGGTTGATCGCCAGGTCCGCGCACCGCTGGTCCAGCCACGGCTCGGTGAACGTCTCCACCATGCGGCCCTCGATGTCGACGTGGTCCGCGCTGATCGAGGACAGGATGAGGTACCGGCGGGACCACGGGACCGGCCGAGCGCACACCTGGCACAACCCGCGGATCGTGCACTCCCGCTGGCGCTGGACAGACTGCTTCGTAAAGTCCGGGGCGCCGTCGAAGTCGTCCTCATCAAACACGCCGTGCATGCCGACGTTGTCATCCCACCGGACCGTGAGCCTGGACAGGTCCTCCTCGGCACCCCACCGGTTGATGTACGGCACGGGGATGCCGCGCTTGTCTCGGCGGAGGTGGTCGAGCCACGGAGGGACCCACGCCGGGCCGGCGCTCACCGGGACACCCTGGGCCGGCCGCCGGCGGACGGGCGGGGCACGTACCCGGCCGCGACGAGCGCCCGCTGGGCGGTCGACTTGCCGACTCCCAGCTCCGCGGCCACCTTCCACACCGGCATGCCCTGCTCGTACAGCTGTAGGGCGGCGGCCGGGTCGACCTGGGCGGACCGGACCTCCGCCGACCGGGCCGCGCCGCGGCGGCACTGCTCGGCGAACCCCGGCGCCGCAGCGCGACGCTGAGCGGCCGCCCGGAGCCGAGCCCGGTGCTCGGGGTCGCGGAGCAGCAGGGCCCGGGCCTGCGCCCTGCTGCGGACGACCGGGCCCAGATGACGCCAGATGGTCGTGCGGCCCCACGGGCTCTCGGACGCGATCTGGTCCAAGCTGCGGCCCGACCGGTACGCCCGGCGCCACTGAGCCACGACCTCCTCCGGTACCCGCGTCACCGGGCACCCCGCATGATTTCCTTGAGTTCCTGCTGCGGGCACTCGTCGCCCGGGCCCAGCAGGAAGTTGTGCGCCTGGCACGGCCCCCCGTGGTCCCGTCGGCAGTCGTCCTCGTCGACGAGCCTGCGCAGGAGCCGCAGCGGCACCGGGACTTCACATCCCTCGACCAGCACGCGGGGGTGCGACGACTGCTCGTTGTGCAGCGGGCAGGCAGGGGCGGCGCCGACGGCATCGCCCGAGCAGACACAGTCACCGTGGATCGCGCACCAGGACGCGGTCACCCCCGTGCAGTAGGGCGTGCGGGCCCGTTCCATCGCGGCCGCGGCGACCTGCGCCGCCGGCGCGCGGCCTGGGCAGTAGAACCGCTCGACGGCAGGGACTTGCACCGTCGGGTACGCCGGCCAGATGTGAGACGCGTGCCCCGGTACGCCGTCCGGGCAGTCGCGCCGGCGTAGGCCCACCTCGTCCGGATCCGCGCGCAGGAGGGTATAGAGGGGCATGCCGCTGTGCGCCGAGCGGCCGGTCGTGGTCCACGCGAAGTCGCCGCCCTCGTGAACCATGCTGCCGTACTGCGGATACACGCGGTGCTCGCCCCGGACCTCGCACCGGATCGTTGCCCGCTCCCCGATCCACGCGACCGGGCAGCGCTGCTCGTCCTGCTCGGTCATGACACGCCGCCCGTCTCGTCGGCGTACCGGTGGCACGCCACGCAGTAGCTTTCCCGCTGGTCCCCCGGGTGCGCAGACGTCTCCCCGCAGTGCGGACAGGTGTAGTGGATGCGCAGGCCCTCGTACTCGACCTGCCCGAGCAGGGCCCGGTCAGTGTTGGCGCCGAACAGGACGACCTTGACCGGGCCGCTCCCCGACAGGGCCGATCCCAGCTCCTCCGGGTCCACGGTGATCGGCCCCTGGTGGCGTAGCTGGGAGATGTCCTCCGGGGTGAGCCCCACAGCGAGGCACACCTCCCCGGACGGCATTAGAGCTCGTGCGGTGATCACCTGTTCTCCAGACGTCGGCGGGGGAGCCCCCGGCGGATAGTGCGCTGCTCCTGGTCCCGGCGGAGGCGCATGACAGCGGCCCCGTCGACGAGCAACGCTCTCGGGTCCTGCAAGGTGTGGGTGAGGATCTGGCCGAACCGCACCATGTCCACTCCCAGCTCGCGCCTGACCGTGTCGTACTCCCGGCCGTCGCGGAGCATGTAGGGCAGGCGGTGCGCTGCGAAGTGGAGCACGGCCGCGGCCAGCTCGGTGAGTCCGTGGGCCAGCTCGACGGTGATGCGCCAGTACAGGCCGATGCGGCGGGCCCGGATGCGGCCGGTTCGGGCCCACCGCAGGATCGTGGAGCGGTGCTTGCCGAGGATCTTGGCCGCCTGGCCGGTGGACACCTCCCGGTGGGTGTCGCCGGTGGGGACACCGGACGGCGACGTCGCCTGACGCGCCTGGCGTCGGAGCCCTCGGGCGTGGATCTCGTCCCGCAGCTCGGCCGCGGTGGTGTCGACGTCGGGGTGGAGCAGCATGCGCGCGGGCCCGGTCAGGGGCGTCATGCGCTCGCGGCGGCGGGCGGGTGGGGTGGGTAGGGCAATGGTCATGGTGGGGTAGAGCCTCCGATTCCGCGGATGGGACGGGGAAAGCCCCGGTCCGACGCGCCCCCATTTGGTCGCTCGGCCCGAGGCTTCCCCCGTCGACTAGCCCTGTCCGGTGGTCGAGTCCGGCAGGTACTGCGGTGCGTGCTTGGCAAGCCACACCGGGTCTACGAACACCGGGCGGCCGGTCTGGTGGGCCCAGCGCAGGATGGTCTCCACGCGCCACGCTTTCTTGCCGGACACGGTGCCGTCCGGCGGGGGCAGCACACCCCGCGTGGTCCACCGGTACCCGGTGTCGATCTGGCTGTGGTGGAACATCGCCATGAGTTCCAGATAGCCCACGACCCCGAGCGCGTCCGGGGTGAAGTACCAGCCCTCCGGGTGCTCGGTGTGCGCCTCGGCGGTAGCGATCACGTCGTCCTCCTCTCCTGGCATTAGCCGTTCGGTGTACAGGTTCACAGTACACGCCCGGCCCGTGGGTGGGTGGGTGTACAACACACTTCGCACGGTGAGGGCGTGACGCGAATCGCGTCACGCCCTACGCGTCACCCGCTGGGCGGGCACTGGTCCCACTCCTCGATCGCGACCTCCCGCCGCGCGTCGTAGAACGCCCGCATGGTGCGCAGCTCCTGGGCCTGCTCGTCGATGATCGCCCGGAGCCCGGCCCTCATGGCCTCGATCCAGTCGCACGAGCGGCGGTGCAGCTCCAGGACGCGCGGGTCGTCCGGGTCGACGCCGAACACGTCGGCGATTTCCAGGCGGATGCGGTGCCCGCTGACCGCGGTCATGACGCCGCCTCCACGATCGCCCGCTCCAGCTCCCACAGTCGGCTGCGTTTGGCGTCGGCCGCGGCGCCGCACGACGGGACGCCGGCGGGGGCAACGACCGGCTCGGCGACCGGGCCCAGCTTGCCCGGGCCGATCATGGCGAGGATGAGAGCGATAGCGGCGCCGGCGAACAGGAGTGCGGCGGCCAGCGCCAGCGCTTTGACGTGCCGAGGGGCGAAGTCCTGCGGCGGGCGGGCGGCGCGTGCTGTGTTCTGCGGGCTGTGCTTGGCCATCGTGGGTTCCCTCCCGAGGTGTGGCCTGCTGTCGATGGGGGGCGGGCCCCCGGGGCGATCCCCCGGGGGCCCGCAGGGCTCAGGTCTTCCGCTCGTGGTGCAGTCGCTCCAGCGCCTCCGACGCCATGAGGGCTTCGACAAGAACGCCACAGGTGCCGCACCGCTCGTGAGGCTGTGCACCTTCCGGCATGTGCTCCTGCGCCAGCAGCAGCACGGCCTGCTCCACCCGGCCCAGGGTGAAGGCGGCCCGGTCGAGCAGGTCACGGCCACGCAGCGCCGCGACGGCGGCCTCCAGCCGCTCGGGGGAGAGGTCGAGCGCGGTGCCGGTGGCCCACACGTTCGCGGCCCGCTCCGGAGCGGGACGGCCGGGGTAGCCGGCCATCGGGCCCGGGTCCACCAGGAACGTGCAGGAGGCGGTGCGGTTGTCCACCTCGTACCCGATGGCGCTGGCGACCGTGGCAATGTCGCCGCGCTGCTCGATGG